GTCTGGGCTGAAGCAAAGCGCCAGGCGATCGAGGCCGCGGCCGGCATATCCTGAAACATTGTTGCGCGCTCGCCAGAGGCGCAGGGGCGGGGCTACAGGCCCGTCTCGGTCTCAGCGGCCCGGAGCACCGCCGCGCCAGCGTGAGGCCGGCAGAGCGGGACGCCATTGATCCGGTGGCTGGCTTTGGTCGGGCATGTCTTTCCCTTCGACCAGCGGTTCGGCTTGAGGGCCGCGGCGCACCTGGTTGCGGGCTCGGCGCGCTCGAGCTCGTGGGTGGTCACGGGTAGGTGGACGGGAAGGTCACAAAGGCGGTGGCGAACTGCGGCCGCTCGGCGTCAAACTCGTAATCCGCCATCCAGGTGCGGGCCAAGCCCAGGATGCGCAGCCGCTCCTCGACCTGCTTCTGGGTGCCCTCCATGGTCCGGACGCGCTCCTCCAGGATCAGCGCCAGCATGTTGGGCTTGTCCTGGTCGCCCTTCTTGCGCTTCCGGCGCCAGCGCTTGGCCAGCTTGCGCGCGAGCTTCATGGCCTTGCGGATGCCGTCCAGCTCCTGGTTCATCTGCTGGACGCCTGTGTCCAGGCTGGCCAGGATGCCAGCCTTCAGGTCGACCTGGGCCGGATCGCGGTTGTGCTTGATGGCGGTCTGGACTGCGTCGTCCAAGGCGCCAGCCACAATCTCGATGATCGCGGACTGGGTATTGTCGACGGGTGCGTCCTCGAACTTGCCGGTCCGGTCATATTTGGCGCGGCGGTCCGGATCGATCAGGACATCGTGGGCGAGCCGCAGCGCGCCGAACTTCTCGGCCGTGCCGCCGGCGTCGGGATGGGCTTTCTTGGCCTGCTGGCGGAAGGCGCGCTTGATGTCGGCCTCGCTGGCGCCGGGCGGCAAGCCCAGCTCGCCATAAAGGTCCCGATCAGCCACGGCGCAGCTCGTAATCACCACACCACTCTGACGGAGCCGTCATTGGCCATTCCCCGCACATCGAAATAGGCGCGTGCGCTGGGTCAAGTACCGGGGCGCGGCGGTGGCAGGTTCCATTCATCGGCTGCCGGTATTCTGGCGCGGACTGGTAGAACCGGCAGCTAGCGCAGGTGTCAATCCTATCGGCCATGCTCGGCCCTCCTCTTCGCCACCTCGGCCAGCAGCGCGTCCACCGATGGCGACCCCGGCGGCCGGCGCGTGAATTCCTTGCCGCAGCTGCAGAACACCCGCTTCGTGTCCCAACCCCACCAGCGGAAGACCCGCCAGATGTCATGGCCGCCGCGGAGCAGCCGCAGGCCCGTCCAGATGTGGACTGCGGCCCTCCAGCGGGCGCGTAGCTGCAGGCTCATAGGATCAGCCCCAGCACGCCGCAGACGCCAACGATCACGGCCATGACAGCCAGATAAATGCGCATTATCAGAATTCCTGCGCTTCCGACGCAGTTCCATCCATCTCGGTAACGACATCCGGACGCACCAATGCCCGCATTTGCGCAAGGGCCACCGTCAGCGACGGAACCACCCGGACCCGCTGGCGGTACATACTCCAGGGCAGGATGTCCCGGTGTGGCAGCCGGACATGGCCGGTGGTGGCCTCGGTGATGACATCCACCCCGTTCCCGTCGCCGGCAATCCAGCACTTCTTGCCCCGGCCGATCGCATAGCCGATCTCAACCAACGATCCTTTCAGGTGGTCGCCAGGCTCGACGTAAAGCAGGAAGAAATGGGCGGCGACGATGTCGTCGAAGTTTTCCTGCTGCCAGTGGGTGACGGGTTTGAGCCGCTGGCGCCCAGCGTCGGCGGTGTCCAGCCAGCGGGCGTTGAAATGGAATCCGTCCTGGCTCACCGCTTTGAGCTTGGCGGCATGCTCGAGCTTGGCCGAAGTGTATACCTTGATCTGCTGCATTTTACCCTTCCAGCTGTTTCTTGAGCGTCCGTGCAGCCGAGAGAGCATTGGCCAGATTGGCGATCAAGGTATCGATGATGGCGGTTGGTGCTTTCTTACCCTCACGCGGGAGAAGGCGGTAGGCGCCCTGCCTGGAGACAGTGGCGATGGCATTGCGGCCAATCTTGGCACGCAGGTTCTTAACCAGCGTGTGGCGTCGTAAGCGTCCTGCATGATCGTGTCGCAAACGCTGCGGTAGTAGCGCCAGATCGGGCGGCCTTCCTCGATCAGGCGCGCCACCCCACGGGCGATGATCGTGTCCCAGGTCTGGAAGTCCTGCGGATAGCTGCGCAGGGCGATGGTGAACTGGTCGCCGTCTGGCAGCGCCTTGCGCCACAGGTCCCGGTCTTCGATGTAATCGATGAATTCCGGGCGAGCGTCGAATGCTGCTGCGGCAGCTTGCTCAACCGTCGATCGGTGCGCCAGGTTGTTGAAGAAATCCCAGGCGATGCCGGCGCCGCTGCGGTTCATGTCGAACAGGCACCCGACAACCTTGGCCGGTGCTGCCTTCAGCTTCTGGCCCCATTCGTGAAATGACACACCCGCCGGCGGCAGACCCGCCAGGTCGGCCTGCGCGGTCTTGTGGTGGTCCAGAATAAGCAGGGTGGCGCAGTCGGCGATCATCTGGTCGATCACCGGGCGCTTGTAGCTGAAGTCCACCAGGATCACGTCCCGGGCGGTCACGTCCGGCGGTTCCTTCTGGTAGACGCCAGGATAGAATTCGACGCGGTCTTCGCCCAGCGCGCGCCGGACAGCCCATGCGGCGGCAAAACCATCATCACACGCGCCATGGTACATGCACAAAATCTTGCTCATCATCGTCTCCGGGGTTGTGACCTAAGCGGCCTTGTCTTCGTCTTTCAGCTCGATCATGCGCGAGAGCAGGTCGGCCGCCGACACCTGCAATTCCTTCTTGGTCTTGGAAAGACCATCCCAGGCGGCGTCCCTGGCGGCGTCCCTGCCGGCATCCCAGGCGGCGGCCCTGGCGGCGTCCCAGGCGGCGGCCCTGGCGGCATCCCAGGCGGCATCCCAGGCGGCGGCCCTGCCGGCGGCCCAGGCGGCATCCCAGGCGGCATCCCAGGCGGCGGCCCAGGCGGCGGCCCAGGCGGCATCCCAGGCGGCGGCCCTGGCGGCATCCCAGGCGGCATCCCAGGCGGCATCCCTGGCGGCATCCCAGGCGGCGTACGCATCTGTGCGGACAGCCTCGAGCGCAGGCATGAGCGACGGGCATTGCGCGAAATCGGTAATCTCGGGCAGTGACGCGAGAAGGTCGGCCTGCTTGTCCAACTTTGCCAGCCGCAGCCACGCGACAGTGTGGACGCGAATCAGCCAGTCGGCCGACATGGTGGCGCGACGCTGTTCGAGCGCGGGAGAACCTTTGGTGCCGACAAGGCGCGGGATAAACGGAAGCAAGATGGCGGTGCGCTCATCTTCCGGAAGCCAATCGTTCCAACTGCGCATAAAGGCTGAAAGAACAGGGCAACTGCATGCTGTATGATCCGACCACGGCTCACGCGCGATATAGGCCACGGCCTCCATGGCGCACATCTCGGCACCTTCGCGGTGAGCGCCGGCGGCAAGGACTTTCACTTCCGAGAGCCGGTCAGTATCGATTTCAGGCTTCACAGGGTTTTCCTTTCTGGCTGGACTATCTGGTGGCACGCAAGCATCCGGCTTTTAGCCGGTCAATGGCGGCGTGTTTCACGACGAACAATTCCCAGCGGCGAGACCGTGATGACCTCGCAATACCTGCAGCGGTAGACATCGCCTGGCCGGCAGGCTCCCAGCCCAAGGCAGATCGTGATCGTCATGGGCTCGCCTTCTTCGGCTGCCGCCAGCTTGGCGGTGGCGATCGCGGCCTGGATTCCTTCTTCGCGGATAGGCTCGATGGACAGGATATCGCTGTCGTCGCTCATTCCCACATGCTCACCTGGCCGCGGCGCGCCGGGTAGCGCTTGCCGTTGGCGCGGCGCCCATCCTGCTCACCAACCTGCCGAGCGCTGGCGGCAAGTGGCTGATAGACGATCTTGCAATGCGCCTCGCAGTAGGGCTTCCCGGTCTTGGGCGCGTTGCCGCAGAAATGGAATTCACGGTCTTGCGGTTCTCCGATCGGCCAACGGCATGTTCGATCCGTCACCGTCTCCAGCGTCACGAAGGCGCCGTTCTCCAGCACCAAGGGCGGCTCAAGCGACATGGTGGGCCTCTGCACCGGAACGGGGGGCTTGGGCTTGGAGGTTTTCACCGGAGGCGCTGGCAGGTCGTTGCGCTGGCCCTGCCGGCTTGCCCGCTCCGGCAGCTGAAGGCGGTGGACCTTGCCGAGAACCGCTGACCTGGTGGCGCCCGCTATCTGGCGAGCGATCTGGCTGCAGGACTGGCCACCAGCCCACATGGTCTTGAGCTGCTCGACCTGGTCGTCGTTCCAATCGACGCGCGCTTCGGGCATCAGCCGGTCCTCCGGGGGATGGCAACGACATTCAGGGCCCGGTTGCCGTAATCGACATCTGGGCTTTCCCGCAGGTCCCGCAGGTCCTTCCATTCGTGAAAACGTCCGTTGGGGTCGGCTGGGAAGGCGCCGCGTGGATGGCCGCCCTGTTCCTCCCAGCGCTGCTGCGCAAGCGACACGAGGTCGGCCGGGGCCGCGCATGACCCGCTGCGTGGCCTGGGCCCGTATTGCGGGGGCCACCAGCCAGATTCCAACCAACGGGCAAGCCGCTTGCTCCAGCCAGATTCGTCGGTTTGCTCGATCGGCGCGTTGGCCCGCTGCTCGGCAATCGCCGCCGTCAGTTTTCTGGCATCGCGCTTCGCTTCGAAGGCCTTCCGGAAATACGCCAAGCTGCCAAGGTCGCGCGGGACCGAGCCGGCGGCGCGCCGTTCCTGGATCGTCGCCAGGATGTCGAGCTCGAAGTCGAAGCCATCGGCCTCGAGCCGGACGAGCTCCTCGATAAACCGAGGACCTCCCCGGCTGGTGGACAGGTCGAACCCAAGGGCGGTGCCCAGCCTATCGACCTTGCGGATTTTCTCTTGGAACGTGGTTGGCGGCACTACTACTTTGGGTGTGGGTGTAGCTATGGGTGTTAGTGGCATTTTCTCCTTGGCATCGTCGGACGTCTGATTTTGCTGAGGAATTTCTGTTTTCTCCGGACTTTTCCCGGACTTTTCCCAGCGTTTTCCCGCCCGTTTCCGCTGCGTTTCCGAGAAGTTTCCCGCCTCTTTCAGGACAGAATCGACTCGGTTGGCCTTCAGCAAACCGTCCTCAACCCAGACCTTCCCCTTACGAAGAAGCGATGCCTTTACGACTCGGAGCTGGTTGCCGTGGCACCCAAGCAGGCGCCGCAGAAGGGTGTCATCATCGGGCAGTAATCCATCCCGGCTGTAGAGTAGATCGATGATCTTGTTGTAGGCCCCGCATTCCTCAAGGGTGAGCTCGGCCATGCCCGCCAGCGCTGCGTCTGGGTCCCGTTTGTAGAATTTCATTTTCCCTCCAAAGCCCAAATCCCGGGCGGATCAAAATATCAAAATGGCTTGTTGTCGAGGGCTAGTTGCGGTGCTCGCCCAGGAATGGGCTTCTCTGGACGTATGGCAGAGCTCGCTATGTCGATGAAATGCTTTGTTGTTTTGGTCTCGCCCGACCGCTGCTTCAGCACTTCGATCTCGAGCACGTTCCTGCACTTCTCCAGCTCGAACTCTGCCTTTGATGTCTGACTGTCGTCCTTGGCCGTGCGCAGCGCCGCATTGGCGTAATACTCGCCGCGGTACAGGCCCAGCACGATATCCGCGTCCTGCTCGATTGAGCCGGAATCCCGGAAGTCAGCCATGAACGGCCGCTTGTCATCCCGCTTTTCGATGTCGCGCGAAAGCTGGGCCAGCAGCACGACGATCGATCCCGTGCGCTTCGCTAGGCGCTTGGCCGCGCCGGTGATCTCTGACAGCTCGTCGACCCGGCGGCCGCGGTAGCGATCTTCTGGCATCAGGATGTGGAGATGGTCGATCACGATCAGGCGAAGGCCCGGCCTGCGCGCAACTCGAGCACGGGTGATAGCCGCGATCCGACTCATGGTGACACGGTCCTCGCTGAAAACCGAGATGGGCAGTTCGCGTATCAGGCCATTGGCCAACGTGGCACGCTCCAGCTGGCCGCCGGTGGCGCGCATCTTGACCAGGTCTTCGTAGTGCAGGGGTTTCAGGCCCTGCTCGATCGCCTGGTCGTAATCCTGGTCGCATATCAAGCGCGCCGATGTTTCACGGGACGGCATCTCGATCGACCACCAGTCGGCCGGAATTCCCTGCAGGGCAGCTTCACGACATAGGTTTTCCCCCAGGACGCTTTTGCCCATACCGGGGCGACCGCCGGCCACGATCAAATTCTCCGGGAACAGGCCACCCAGGACTTGGCCGAGCTCGCCAGAAAGCCGCATGCCGAATTCTTGCTGCGTGACAGCCTGGGCGCTGATCTGTCTCAGCAGGGCATCGCCCTGGTCACCAGCTCCAAGTTCAACCGTCCTGGAAGTCTGCTTTTCGCTGATCTCGTCGGCGATCCGAACGACACCCTCGAGGGCTGGCATAATCGCCTGGGGCGTACTGACCCCGCGGCCGGTGATGGCGTCTTCTGCCTCGCCGATCGCCCACACAGCTCGGCGCCTAATCGATAGGTCCAGCACCATCTCCGCCAGCGGCGTGACGTCCGGGGTAGAGCCGTAATAGCGGGCCAGGTTGGCGAGGTAAAAGGCCGCCTCGCGGCCAGGGGGCGCCTCTTCGCGCTCCAGCTTGTTGATCTGCTCCACCGCAGGGTTGTGCTTGATCCAGGCGTTCAAGCTAACAGGGCTTATTGCCCGACCCTCTTCGTCAAAGCTGAATATCAGTTCGCAGATAAGCTGATGAATTTCATGGAAGAAATCGGATGGCTGAACGATGGCGCGGGCCACTGATGTATGGCGTTCCGGATGTGCCAGCATGGCGCCGAGCAAGGTTTGCTCGGTAGCGTCGTCGTATAGCGGGTGCTTGGCTTCTGACATTGCGGTTCCGGTGATGGACGGAAAGGCCTCGAGGGGCGCCGGAGCCAGCCATCACACTGGTTCGGCGCCCCGCGAGTTGCACACCAAGGTTTCCCAAGGCTGCTGGCGGCACTCAAGGCGACATGGAACCGATCGGTCAAGGAGGATCGAGGGGAACGAATCGCGATTGTGCGCGTGTTGCTGAGTCGTTCCTGTGAAAAGCTCGGGCGCCCGGACTTCCATTCGCGCACCCGGACGCCCAGTGCCGCGGACCGGTTCACCGCCAGCCCAGGCCGGCCCCTTCTTCAAAAGGCTGGCGGGACCGCTCCCCGGATTTACGCCCATCGCCGGCGTCCTTGACATTCCGCCTATAGCAGGAAATGCGAACCGGTGTTATCACGAGCGCTTCCAGTTTTCCTTTTGAGAGGACAGACCGATGGCCAAGAGCAGCGATTCGATGATGGCGGGCGGCGCGGGTATGAGCCCCCGCAAGGCGATGGGCATGGGCAAAGGCGATTCGGGCGCCGGCAGCGTCGGCTCGCTGGAAACCGTGCAGCGCCCCAAGGCGATCATGGGTGTGAAGGGCGGCAAGGAGCTGGCCGACCACGAGCGCGGCATCGGCGGGTCGGTCTCCCGCGGCAAAGGTATGCACCCCGGCCAGGCGCAGCCAGACCATGGTTCGACGCACCCGATGGGCACCGGAACCGAGCATTACGCCGGCAAGGTCTAAGTCGGTCTCTCGCGCGTTTACCGATCTCAACCAGTACCGGAGGTGGCCATGGGCCAGGACGACCAGCAGCAGAACGGCGGTGCCGTCACCCAGGACACCACCCAGCAAGATGCATCGTCCCTCCAGGGCGATGGATCGGAAGTGGGGGCTTCGGCTCCCGCCTCCCCACCCATCCCCGCCAATCCGTCCCTGCCGGAATTCACCGGTGCGGGAACGGGCAACGGGATGGCCGGCCCGGCTCTTGAACCGCTCCCCGCCGCCGTCGTGCCGCCGGAAGAGCAGCTGAAGCAGGCCAATCTTTCTGGTGCCAGACCCGACAATCCTTTGCACGATGCCACCAACGCCGCGAAGGACAACTTGCCGCCTATCCCGGAGGATTCGGTCCTCGAAGCCCTGCCGGACAGCGACGTCCAGGACTTGGCCCACCTCTACGGCCTGCCGTGCGAATCGCGAGCCGATGGCATCGCCGGACTGAAGAAGCGCCGCGATGGTGTCGCCCTCACGAGCATGGCACACCCGAACGACGCCTTCACCGACTTCGACCCCACCAATCCGCGGGAATTTGATCCAACTGTCGTCCTTCTGCACCTGGAGCGCGATGGCGTCGTGGCCGAGGGTTTCATCGATCCCTTCACCGGCGCCGGCACGCACGACCTGCTGGTGGCCCTGCAGGACGAACTGTCCAAGGCTCGCGCCAAGGCCGAGGCTACCGGGCAGCCCATGGCACCCGTCAAGGTGGTGGTGGGCGAAACCCCCGACCCCAACGCTCTCAAGCGCCAGCGCGCCGCCGCCCTGGGCCATGACCTTGATCCCGAAACCGGTCGGTGCCGCAAATGCCGAGCCGCCGAATGGGCCTGCCTGGATGGCGCACCTTGCGAGGTGCGTACCGATGCGGCCAGCGTTGTTGCGGCAGCCGAGGCGGATGGCCAGACGACGGCCGAGCGCGTCGATGATTTGAAACACGAGGGCATCACCGTCGAGGAGCCGGCCGAGCCCATCGAAGAGGTGGACCATGGCGAAGCTCACGTCGAAGAAGCGGAACGGCCTGCCGGGTAACGACTTCGCCCTACCGGGGCGCCGCTATCCGATCAATGATGTGAACCACGCAAGGAATGCGCTGGCTCGCGTTGCCCAGCATGGCAGCCAAGCTGAGCAGGCCACGGTGCGGCGCAAGGTGCACGCGGCATTCCCAGGTATTGGCGAAAAGCAGGCCTTTCCGGATTGACAGGCTGACCCAGCCATCTATTCTCGCGCCTGCCGTGTCCCAAACCGCGGCGGTGTACCCCACCAAAACCCAATGTGCAGCGCCCTGACCCCACCGTCAGGGCGTTTGCATTTTTGGCCCTCTGCCCGTATCGCTTGTCGCAAGACAGACCAGCCAGGTAGCGAATCACATGGGGGCACCCCGCAAGTCGATCCCGCCAACAGCGAAGCGATCGCGGACATTCGGAAAAGGTGGCGGTCGCCCGGCCGGCTTCCGCGACGAAATGATCGGCCAGGCCACGGAGCTGGTGGCGCGGGGCTTCACCGATGCCCAGATCGCTGATTTCTTTGACGTAAACCCATCGACCCTTTGGCGCTGGAAGCAGCATGTCCCGGTCTTCGGGAAGGCGTTCCTGCGCGGCGAGGAGCAGATGCAGGCTGTCATCGAGGCTTCCATGCTCCACCGCGCCACCGGCTACAGCCACCAGTCGGTCAAGATATTCCCGCCGCGCGAGATCGTGACGGGTCGCGGAAAGAACAAAAAAATCAAGCTGTCAGAGCCGATCGTGGTGAAGTTCGAGGAGCACTTCCCGCCCGACAAGGGCGCGGCCGAGCTGCTGCTGCGCAAGCTGGACCCCGCCGTCTACAACCCGCGCATGACGGTGGTGGGCGACCCCAAGGCGCCGGTCCAGTTCATCATGCAGAACCGCCCCCCGAAGGAGAAAAAGCATGGGTAATCCGATCGACGACCCGCTGGCCAACCAGTGCGGAAATTGCAAGTTCTGGGACGCGATCCCGAACCACCCGCAGCGCGCCGGCGAATGCCTGGGTGTGCCGCCAACCCCATGCATCATCGGCGCCCAGCCAGCCAAGTTCGGCCAGGGTGTCCAGTATCACACCGAGATGATGCGCCCCATGATGGCCGCCAACGCCCGCCCGTGCTCGCTTCACCAGCGCACGCTGGTCATGGACCTGAAAACCTTGGGGCCGTCCAGCAAGCTGCAGAGTTGATCCGGGCCAATGCCCCAGATCAATTTCGACTATGCCCAAGTCCCGACGATCGGCCGCTTCAGCAATTCGGATGCTTTCATCCGGGCGCTGATCGGCCCCTTCGGTTCCGGCAAGTCGTCTGGCTGCGTGGCGGAATTCCCATACCGGGCTGGCATGCAGGCGCCGGACCCGGCCGACGGTAAGCGCCGGACCCGCTGGGCCGTGGTGCGCAACACCTATCGCCAGCTCGAAGACACCACGATCCGGACTTTTCACCAGTGGCTGCCGCCCGGCTATTTCGGGCGCTGGTATTCGACCGACCATCGCTATGTCGTGAACGCTTTCCCCGGCATCGAATTTGAGGTGCTGTTCCGGGCCCTCGACAAGCCCGACCACGTCAAAAACCTGCTCTCCCTGGACCTGACAGGCGGCTGGGTGAACGAGGCGCGCGAGGTGCCATGGGCGATCATCGAGGCCCTGATGGGCCGGTGTGGCCGCTATCCTGGCACGATCAACGGTGGCTGCACCTGGTCCGGCATCTGGATGGACACCAACCCGCCAGACATCGACTCGAAGTGGTACAAATTCTTCGAGGAAGAGGAATGGCTTAAAGACTTTCTTGAGATGCGGCAGGCGAATGCCCTGCCGCCCGGCATCGTCCACCCGGAGGACTTTGCCGCCATCTTTCACCAGCCGTCCGGCCTGTCGCCCAACGCCGAGAACATTGCGAACCTGCCTGTCGGCTATTACCAGCGCCTGGGTATCGGCAAGACCAACGAGTGGAAAAAGGTCTATATCCGGGGCGAATACGGCTTCGTATCCGACAACAAGACCGTCTTCTCGGAATACAAAGATGAGGTCCACCAGCGCGCCCGCGACCCGGTTCCGGGTCTGACGATCGAGCGGAACTGGGATTTCGGCCTGACGCCGGCGGTTTCCTTCTCCTGCGTGCTCCCGACCGGGGAATGGCTGATCTTCGACGAGATGATCGCCACCGAGATGGGAATCGACCGCTTCAGCGACCAGGTGCTGGAACATTGTGCCAAGGCCTTCAAGGGCCAGGTCAGCTTCGACGACATCGGCGACCCGTCTGGGGAATCCCGCAAGGATACCGATGAAAACACCTGCTTTGCCATCATGCAGGGGAAGGGCATCCAGATTTACGGCGGGGAACAAAACCTGCAGATGCGCCTGGAATCCCTGCGCCTTCCGCTAACCCGGCTAGGCTCCGGTGGCGAGCCCCGCCTGATCCTGCATCCTCGCTGCAAGACGATTCGCAAGGCCTTCCTGGGCGGCTATTACTACCGGCGCCTGGCGACCAATGCCGAGCGCTACTCCACCGAGCCTGAGAAGAATCACCCTTACTCCGATCTGATGGACGGGCTGGAATACCGAGCGGTCCAGCATTTCGGGGCTCTCTTGACCCGCGATGTCCAGCAGGATCAATCTCCCCAGCGTCCGCGCGACGACACGGGGCGGTCCAAAGTGACGGGGTATTGATGGAATTCACGACCGACAATCTCTTGGTCATCAAGGCGCACGAGCATTACCTCATCCGAAATGAGGCGACCGGGATGGTGACCATCTTCGTAAACCCGGAAAAGATCGAGATCGAATTCCCGGAATGGGACCTGCTGCAGCTTCGAAGCCAGGGGGAACGCCAGGAATTCGTCGCCGGCAAGATCAGGGCTGCGCTGGAGCGGCGCGCCAACGGGAACGTCTTCCACCCGCGGCGCCACGAGATGAGGAATTTCGGCTGATGGAAAATGTCCCCTCCGATGTCCGGCCTAACCCGCGGCCAGATCGACCGAAACCTTCGCTCCGGGCCTTCCTGCTGGCCCAGGCGTCTGACCCTATCCTTGGCGCCGCGTGCGCGCCGATCCAGAGCACCATCCCGGTCGTCCGGTCGGCACCAGAGCGGAGGAAGAAATGAAACTCGACCCGGTCCAAGGCTCCAGCGTCATCAAGGCCCAGGGGTATGACCCCGCCACCGGCAAGCTGCGCGTCGAGCTTCACAGCGGTAAAACTTACGAGTACACCGACGTGAGCGTCGATAAGTACGCGGCCTTCACCGGTGCAGCATCGCCGGGCGCCTTCTGGAACGCCAAGATCAAGAGCGGGCACCCCCATCGTGAAATCCCCAAGGCTCACCCTCCGTCCCGTTCCTGAAGCCTGGTGGCGCGTGCTGGGGCGCGGGGTGCGCCGGGCCTGGCACAAGATCGTGCCGCCAGCGCCCGAGCGCATCCCTGGAACCTGGCGCCGGCCGCCGCCGACTTCATTCGGCACCATCCTGATCGACGGGGAATTCCCCATCGTGGCGGACGGGAAGGGTGGCTTCTTCGTCGCCCCTCCCCAGCGTGAGCGCGCCGCCCGTGCATCTCGGCCAAGAACGCGCTAAACGGATCACCTGATTTCAGGGCAGGGCGGACATGGCTGTTGAAACCTCACGCGGTTCCGGCGCTTCGGCGCTCTCCCAGCTCACGGGTGACGACGAAGACGTCCTGGACAGTGCCGAAGAGCAGGAAGAGCTCGAGGTCCGCCAGGATCGGGAAGCCGAACCGCCCAAGGTGATTCTTGATCGCCTGCTGGGCTGGATCGACAACCAGAACATCGCCCGCGATATCGACCAGGATGTCCTGCGCGACCTGGGCATGCTGGTGGTCCGCGAATATGAGATCGACGAGCAGAGCCGGTCCGAATGGAAGGACGAGGCCCAGAAGGCCCTGGATTTTGCCACCCAGACCGCCCAGCCGAAGCAGTATCCGTGGGAAAACGCCTGTTTTTCCTTGGACACAGATGTCCTGACACAGGCCGGCTGGAAGGCTGTTGGCGATATCTGCCCGGGGGAAATGGTTCTCAGCCGTGCTCCAGACGGGACGGCGTCCTTCCACCCTGTCAGTCACACCTTCCGCTTTTCCTCCCTGTCCATGGTGCACTTCGAAGGTAAAAGCATTGACCTTCTCGTGACCCCAAATCATGCGATGGTTATCGAGGACCGGGCTGGCAACGTCAGAATGTTGCCCGCCAGCACCTTCGTCGAATCGTCAGAACGGTCCCCGTCTGGAATTCGGCTGGCCGACCAGTACATCCCGCTTTGCAGCACGGTTGCCGGCGCATCCCCAGAAACTGTGCATGGCATACCCGCTACAGCCTATATGCGGTTCCTGGGGTGGTACATTTCTGAGGGCTGGTTTAACGCGCCGAAGCACAATCGACACGCCCTGAAATCTGGCGAGAGCGTCGATTACGGCGCGACGTTTGGCAGCTTTTTCATTGGTCAAAGTCAAAAGGCCAACCCGCGGAATTGCAGGACGATAGAGGAAGATTTGCTGGCGTGCGGGTTCACTTTCGCGCGCAATAAAGGTGGTTATACCGTCCATGCCAGGTCCATGCCGCCGGAATTGAAGGCTGAGCTCCGTGCCATGAAGGGCAGCGCAGATAAGTATATCCCTGCGCACGCTCTCGAATATTCGCCAAGGTTGTTGGAGAACCTCCTAGAGACATTGGTGCTTGGTGACGGGTGGGTGCGCCGCCGCGTTGGCCGGTCTCCGTCGCGGTCCTACTTCACAACATCTGCGGTTTTGGCCGACCAAGTACAGATTCTGTGCCAGCGAATAGGGGTTCGCGGCACCATCGCGGCGAGAGGGGCAGTAGTTGGCGGTGTCATAAACGGTCGCCAAATTACCGGCGCGCTTCGCGGCTATACCATTTCAATTAATAGAAAATCTCGCATTCAGGTCGCAAAGATGCGGCGCCGTCTTGTACCTTATTCCGGGGAGGTGGCCTGCGTTCAAGTCGATCCGCACAATACGCTGTACGTTCGGCGCAATGGCAAAGCAGTTTGGGCTGGAAATTCGAATGTCATTTTCCCGCTCATCACCAGCGCCGCCATGCGGTTCGGCGCCGTCGCCTATCCGGCGATCGTGCCCAGCCGCAATGTGGTCAAGGGCGTCGTCTGGGGGGATGACAAGGGCACACCTGTCACCCAGGACGGCAAGCCGGACGGCGCTCCCAAGCTTACCGATGACGGCCAGCCAATCTGGCTTGTCGCGCCAGGCGTTAAGAAGAAGCGCGCCGAGAAGATCGGCGAGCACATGAGCTACCAGCTCCTCGAGCAGCTGGGGTACTGGGAAGAGCAGACCGACACCATGCTGCACCAGCTGCCAATCGTGGGCGGCGCGGTGCGCAAGACCTATCGGGACACCCGCGAAGACTGCAATGCCAGCGAGCTCGTCGAGCTGATGAATCTCGTCTGGAACATGAATGCGAAGAGCTTCGAGAAAGCCCCGCGCCACACGGAAATCCAGGAGCTCTACCCCCACGAGATCGAGGAGCTGGAGCGCGACAACGAGACCTTCCTGCCGCTGAATTACGGGCCGGGCGATGTCGCGCCATCCACCGCCGATCCCAGCCGGCCGGCGCCGGACCAGTCGGACAGCGAAGCCCCGCACGTCTTCATCGAGCAGCATCGCCGGTATGATCTGGATGGTGACGGCTATCCGGAACCTTTGATCGTGACGGTGCACCTGCGGAGCGCCAGTGTGGTGCGAATCGTGGCCAGGTTCGAAGAGTCAGGCCTCATCACAGACGACAAAACCGACGCCCTGAAGCGGATCGACCCCTGCGACAGCTATACCCTCTACCGGTTCCTGCCCAACCCCAAGGGGGGCAGCTACCCCTGCGGCTTCGGCCACTATCTCAAGCCGCTCAACGAGGCGGTCAACACGACCATCAACCAGATGTTCGACGCCGGCCACCTGCAGATCGCTGGCGGCGGCTTCATCGGCACCGGGCTATCTGTCCACGCCGGACCGACCAATTTCTCGATCGGCGAATACAAGCCGGTCAACACCAAGGGCGGCAACATCCGGGACAGCATCTTCCCCATGCCCTGGCCTGGCCCGAACGAGGTGCTGTTCCAGCTGCTGGGATTCCTGGTCGGCGCCGCCAAGGAAGTGGCGAGCGTCCAGGATGTGCTGACGGGCGATTCGGCCATGGCCAATACGCCGCCTACCACCATGCTGGCGCTGGTCGACCAGGGCATGAAGGTCTACACGGCCATCTACAAGCGCATCTATCGCGCCCTGAAGATGGAGCTGAAAAAGCTCTATCGCCTCAATCGCTTGTACCTGACCGAGGACGAGCGCTATCGGATCGGCGACACCTGGCGGACCGTGACGCCGGACGATTACCGGCTCGGCGGCGGCGTCGAGCCGGTGGCGGACCCCACCATGGTCACCGACATGCAGCGCATCACCCGCGCCGCGCTGATCGTCGACCGGGCCAAGAACAATCCGCTGGTTAACCCCCTGGCAGCCGAACGCTATCTGTTCGAGGCGGCACAAATCCCGCGGATTGACGATTTCCTGCCGGAACAAATGCCCCCGCCGCAGCCGAGCCCGGAGCAGATCAAGGCCCAGGCTGCCCAGGCGGAGGCCACCATGAAGGGGCAGAAGCTGCAATTCGAGATCGCGGAATCCCAGTCCAAGCTGGGTCTCACCCGCGCCCAGGAGCTGCAGGCCTACACGACTGCGATGCTGAATTTTGCCAAGGCGAAGGCGTCAATGAGCGACCAGCAGGTGGCCTGGATGGAAGCGCAGCTCAACACGATGCGGCTGCACATCGAAGCCCTCAACACGACGGTCAAAGCCGCGGCGGTCGACGCCAAGATGCGCGCCGACACCCTGCACCACCACGCGACCATGTCTGGTCACGAAGTCACCCATGCCGCCAATGTGGCGGACACGGCAGCCAGAGCAAGGGAGATAGCCAATGAGCCAGGACCCGCAGACAATGGTGGAGGAGGGACGGCTGTCCCCGACGTTCCAGAACCCAGCAGCGATGGAACTGACGGAGGAGGAGCTGCAGCTGTGGCGCCGTCACCCGGTAACACAATGCTTCCTGCTATTCCTGGCCCACAGGAGCCAGTCCCTTAAGCACGACGCGGCCGAATACTATGTCGCCGGCACGATCGAGATAGCCGAAAAGGGCGGCATGCGCGGCCGGATCATGGAGATCGAGGAGTTGCTCATCCTGAAAACCGGTGATATCCACCGATTCTACGGCAAAGAGCCGGAAGCCAAGAAGCCAGACAGCAAGAGCTAAAATTGAGCCAGATTGAATCAGGACGGCGCCTGCTCAAGAACACCCAAGCGGAGTTCGAGCGCGCGATTTTCTCAGGCACGAACGAATCGGGGGTTCGCCCCATTGGCACCAGCGTCCTCGTTCTCATGGACCAGGTGGCTAAGAAATCCGGTGGCGGCATTCTGCTGCCCCAGGAAACCGTCGCCAAGATGGACATGGCGTCCGAATCCGGTGTCATCGCCGCCGTCGGTGATGCGGCGTTCCGCTATTACGACGACGGATCGAAATGGGTGGATTATAAACCCAAGGCCGGCGATCGGGTCTTCACCGAGCGCTATGCGGGGCGCGAGCTCCTAGGCGCCGATGGCAACACCTACCGGATGATGACCTACACCTGCATCGCGGGCATCGAGGACGTCGTCCCGGTCGTCATCAAGAAACCGGCGGCGAAGAAGTCCGCCGCCAAGAAGAAGGGCTGATCCCATGGGTCTCGGTATGGCGCGCCCCGGCGCGATTTCTTCCTCCCTCCCCGAAGTCCCAGACGACGAGATTGAACAGGACGAGGTCGATGGCGAAGGCGACGGCCAGTTCGAGGACGAGGACGATCCCGAGGATGTTGCCGCACAGGCCGATGGTTATGCGGACGCGGCCGAAAAGACTGCCATGGAGGCCGAGGCCCACGCCCAAGGCTGGCGCCCGCTCGAGCAATACCGGGGCAAGCCCGGCGGCTGGGTTAATGCCAAGACCTTCATCGAGCGCGGCAAGAATTATCTGCCCTTCGTCCAAAAGGAACTGCGCGAAAGCAAAGAAACCATCGGCCGCATGAGCGGCGAGATGGAGCAGCTGCGCACCCTGGTGGCCACGACTCAGTCCGACATGGCCAAGCTGCTCGACTTCTCCCGCCGCGCCAACCAGGCCGGATATGACAGGGCGGTCAAGGACCTGAAGGAGCAGCAGCGCGAGGCCGTCACAGCCGGAGACGTCGCCACCTTCGACAAGATCGAAGGCCAGCTGGAACAGATGGCCGAAGCCCGCGAAGAGGGCGCCGAAGCGCCCGCGCCGGCACCAGCCCCTCAGCCAAAGCCGGCCATCGGTATCCCGCAGGAATACCAGGACTTCATGGCGGAAAACCCCTGGTTCAACACCGACCGCGTGCTCAACAGCGCCATGATCGCCGAGCACAATGCCATCATTGAAGAATCGCCGGGCATGTCGCTCGCGGACCAGCTCGAAGCAGCCAAGGAGGCCGTGGTGGCACGTTTCCCCAAGAAATTCGGTGTCGATGCTCCGGCCCCGGCGCCCGCGCCACAGCCGCGCGAACGCCGTCCCGCCGCCCCGCTGCCGCCGCGCAACCAGGGCGGCCGTCTGCCGGCTCCCCGCGGTGGCGAAGACCCGATCGAGTCTCTGGCCGATCCCCGCGAGCGCGCCGATGCCCGTGCCGGATATGCCAATGCCAAGAAATCCATGCCCGATCTGAGCAAGGCGGAATACATGGAAATCTTCAGCAATCCCCACGGTGACGTGCTCGACACGATCACTCGCAACAAGCCCAAGAAGTGAGGCAGTAATGGCCACCAGGACCAAGGCTCCCGCCGCGCCGGCACCGGCCGCCGAAAAAGGTTTCTACTCCCCGACGACCGAGAAAGCGGAGCTGAAGACGGCTGCGAAGGCGCCGGTCGTCAAGGCGAAGAAGTCAGCCCCCAAGGCTCCCGCCGCGCCGGCAGTCGGTCCGAGAAGCGCGCTACCGCATCTTGAAACTGTCCGGGTCGACACCCAGGACGACCACTTGACGGCCGATGCCGGCCTGACGACGGCGCCAGACAGCCGTGATTCCCTTCAGGCCGACATCGCCCGCATCCGTGCGCAGCGCAAACCTTTCGGCGCCTTCACGCAGAAACTTGCGTATCCCGCACGACCGGGATATCACAGGCACTGGTTCAGCGATGAACCGGGGCGTGTGGATGAAGCGGTCAGCAACGGCTGGGCACACGTCAACGACAAAGACAGCAAGCCAGTGAAGCGTGTTGTGGGCCGCGGCCGAGATGGCGGCGCCATGTATGGGTTCCTGATGGAGCTCCCGAAGGTCTTCTGGGATGAAGACATGCTGGCGAAGCACGACGCCGCACAAGCTAGGATAGACGAGATCAAAAAATCGCCGTTCCGCGCCAAACCGGGACAGGCTCAGAAGTCGGACCAGGATAAGTTCTATTCTGCCCGCGAGGAGCCCGTCCAAATGACGCAATCGTCGGTTCGATCCTCTCCTAGCACCTAACTCTCCGCCAGCCAGCTCCAGCTAGATCAGCCATATTGTCGGACCGCGCGATGACCGCGCAGTCCTTGGGCTCTCATCTTGACCGGAGACGGCTATGGGCATGGCGAATTTCAATGGACCGATCGGGCTGCGTCCGATCAACGAGAATGGCACGCCTTGGAGCGGCCAGGGCCGAATGGTCTATTTCCCGGCCTCGCAGGCCGGCAACATCTTCCTCGGCGACCCGCTGGTCCCGCTGGGCGGCTCAGATGCTTTCGGCGTTCCCGCCGTCGGCATCGCCACCGCGGGCGCCACAAATGTGGTCCTGGGCGGCTTCAATGGCATCTCCAACGGTCCGGCCGGGTCCGGCTTCACGGTCACCCGTGATCTGCCGGTCTATCGCCAGGCCTCGATCGCCAATTACGGGTTCATCCCGGACGATCCCAACCAGCTCTATGTCATCCAGGAAGACTCGGTGGGCGGCGCGATCGCCGCGGCCACTGGCGGCTTCTCGAATGGCAACCTGGTCGCGGGCGCCGGCTCGACGGTCACCGGCTTCTCCGGCTGGCAGTTGCAGAGCTCTTCGGTGGCTGGTGCGGGCAACCCCACCTACCAGCTGAAAATCCTCGGTCTGCTGCGCGGCCCGGACAATGCGATCGGCGTCAACGCCAAATGGGTGGTCAGGCTCAACCTGCCGGCTCTCTGGAGCACGGCCGGCATCTAAGCCCGGGCTTTCGGAACAACTTTTTCAGGAGACTGATCGATGGGCATGGGAATGGGCATGGCGGCGGCCGGTGGCGTTATCACCACAGGCGCACATCCGAAAGCACTCTGGCCTGGCATCAAGCTGTGGTGGGGTCGCGAATACGACGAGCACGAGGCGGAATATCCCGACTGGTTCGACGTCGTCACCTCGGACAAGGCCTACGAGGAAGAGGTCGAAATCTCCGGCTTCTCGGTCCTGCGCGAAAAGGACCAGGGCCAGGCGGTCACCTATGACACCGAAGTCCAGGGCGCCATCACCCGGTACACCCACATCGCCTATGGCGGCGGCTATATCGTCACCTTCGAAGAGCTGCGCGACAACCTGTACGAGGTGGTCTCCAAGCGCCGCGCTGCGATGCTGGCCTTCGCCGGACGTCAGACCGAGGAAATCGTCGGAGCCAACACCTTCAACCAGGCCTTCAATGCCGCCTTCCCGATCGGCGACGGGCAGGCCTTTATCTCGGCCACCCACCCGACCATGGTGGGCAACCAGTCCAACCTGCTGACCACCAGCGCCGACCTGTCGGAACTGGCGATCGAAGACCTGGGCGTCCAGATCATGCAGGCCACCGACTATCGCGGTAACAAGATCGCGCTGGTCCCCCAGAGCCTCGGCATCTCGCCGGCGCAATGGTACGACGCCAACCGCATCCTGCATTCGGTGCTCCAGAACGACACTTCGAACAATGCCATCAACGTCATCAAGGCGTCCGGCATGTTCAAGAAGGGCATCATGGTCAACCACTACTTCCTCTCGGGGACGGCGTGGTTCATCCATACCAACGCGCCGGCCGGTGCCCAGTTCATGTGGCGCGACAAGCCCATGTTTGATACCGACAATGAATTCGATACCAAGAACGCAAAAGCGAGCCTGTATATGCGCTTTTCCTGCGGTGTCACAGATTGGCGCAGCTACTACGGCACGCCCGGGGTATAGCCTCCAGTCCGTAACAACCAAGCAAAATCAAGTAGAAAGGCCCGGAAACACCATCCGGGCCTTTTTCTTGACCGACGCTGCGCGGTGTTGGCATCCTTGTTCTCAGCTAGATAAGGAATTCAGCTATGCCGTGCTCCGCGTGCCCCAACGAGAAAGTCTTTGCCGCCGGCCTTTGCTCTGGCTGCTATAGTCGGAAGCGCCGACGCGGCACCGTCGAGCGCAAGAACGTCGTCAATAGCGGGGCGTTCCTTGAGTCCGGCTGCGATCGACATGCATTTGCCAAGAACAGGTGCGCGCTCCATTACCAGCGTTCCCGCCATCCCCTTGCGATCCTCTGGCGGAATGTTCGATCTCGGGCCTTCGAGGGTTACCCCGACGAATGGAAGACTTTCGACGGGTTTCTGGCTTTCATTGGTGAGCGCCCGTCCCCGCGGCATCAGTTGCGCAGACCGGACCCCACCAAGGCTTGGTCGTCGGACAACATGGTCTGGCGCGAGCCGATCCCAGGCAGCTTCAAGGGTGACCGCAAGGATTATGCCCGCAAGTGGGACCTGCGGAAGAAATACAATCTGACCGTCGAGCAGGTCGAGGCCATGGCCAAGGCGCAGAACGGCCGGTGTGGCTGCTGCCCGGCGGTGCTGGGCGAGAACGGCGCCAAGGTCTGTGTCGACCACGATCACGTCACCAGGGCGGTCCGTGGGCTGCTGTGCGATCCCTGCAACAAGGCGCTCGGGCTGATGCAGGACGACGTTGACCGGCTTCGCCGTGCGGCCGATTACTTGGAATTACACGCAGCTAGAAAGGTAGAAAATGGCGATCCTGAAGGAATTCAGCCCTGAAGAGGCCCGCGACTGGGACGACTTCGTGGCCAGCCGGCCGCCGGCGGTGGCCGACCTTTGCCGCCGCTTCCCGCCCAACAGGCTGTACCGCCTCAAGGACACCGGTCATCGCGTGACCATCTCCTCCTATTTCGAGGGTGGCACCTTGAAGGTCTTTGTCGGCGCCGAATTCAACCAGGTGATGTTCGAGCGCGAGGTGTTCGGCATCTCGCCGGACAATCTCGAGGAATGTGATCTGCCAGAAGCCGCGGAACCGACTGGCGCGGCCATGAGCCCGGAAGAGGTGGACGACAATATCGAGGCTTTGCGCGTCTTGATCCGTCCCGACCTGTTCGTCATGGGCGAAGACGGCAAAGCTATTCGGAAAAATTGAGGCACCATGACCACTGAAATCGACACCGGCGAGATGGCGAAGAAGGTCCTGGCAGCCGCCCAGGCGCTGTCCGACCAAGCCCTGGCCGCCGGCCTCGCGATTACGCCCGCCCATCTCCTGACGCTGGCGATCCGCCAAGACATCCTCGATAGGTGGAACGCCTTCCGGGCCAGTGAGAGGGGCCGTGAGGTCTGCGAATTGGCGATCGAGCTTTGCCGGAAAGAGCAATGCGTGCTGCCGGCGGATCACCCGAAAGAGGAAATCGTCCGCGGACAGCTTTATCCGCTGGCAGTCTGCACGGTGCACGGCCCGTCAAGGGAGGGCTACCCCAAGAACTTCGAGTCAGCCCTGCGTCAAATCCACGAAGGCCAGCCGCTTTGGGCCTGTTACATCGGGCAGGCGACGGCGGTGCTGGACGAGCGCCGTGCCGCGGGTATACCACGGTCGACATGCGAATCACCCGCCACGCAATCCACTGGCTCGCCGTCGCCTATTTCGCGGCCGTCCTGATTGCGGCGGCGCATAGACCGGCCCAACACCGAGAGGGCTATGCTTGCGCCCCCGGCGGCGCGTCCTGGACCTATTCCGGCTCGGGCGCTGGCGTGCAGCCGGACCTTTCCTGTGTCCAGCGCGTTCCCACCGGACCATGAGGGAGAATCCAATGCCCGGACTGCTTTTGATTGTCGTGCTGGTGCTGTGTCTATTCGGAAGCTTTCCGACATGGCCTCACGCAGCAAATTGGGGTTACGGGCCGTCAGGAATTCTCGGATTGATCCTGATCGTCGTCTTGATACTGCTGGTGCTGGGGCGCCTGTAACCTTGACCGGCGGTGTGACGGCGCGCACATTCGGCGCCTCGACAACCTTGCAAGGAGCCGACATGGCCAAGGAAAAGTCCAAGCCGAAGCGCGAAATGAAGAAACCCAAGAAGGGCGCCAAACCGAAGTAGCGCGCACCGCCCACTGATTTCCAGAACCCCGTCGGAATTCCCGGCGGGGTTTTTGTTTGACGCGCCGCCATCCCGGGCTTACACCGGACATCAGCTAGACAGCCAGCCAGTTCGGATTCGTGATCGGCGGCCTGTCGCTTTCTCCTGACATCACCCGCGCGCACGATACGGCTCTGGCGGCTCAACCGGTCAAAGGAGAGTTCCATGGCAAAGGCAGCTTGGTCAGGCCCGCTGGTCACATTCGGCAATCGGTCGAACCCCGCCGCAGGCGGCTCGAATAACCCGGACCAGGGCCCCGGCGCGATGCTAGGCGGTAATGGCCTGATCGACCCCCGCGTCAATTACAACGTCACCCGCAAGGGCTGGATCGGTATCGGTGTCGGTGACTACCGCGTCCTCTCCGCCGTCCCGAAGGCCCTGGGTCTCGGCACCGTGGCTGCCGCTGCCAATGTGGTGAATGGCACCCCGATGGCGCTTGCGGGCGCGTCGACCGGTATTACGGTGGTCCCCGCCGGCGGTTTCGTGCCGCCCGGCAACCCCAGCGCTCTCATCCCTGCCGGCTCCCTGGTTCTGGACGGAAACCCGGCGCTCATAAATTACGGGCTGGCCGACTCGAACGGCAACTACAACAACAACGCCTATGACAATTCTTCGCTGCTCTCGCGCGCCATCTCGATCACGGGCGTCGGCGCTGGCGCGGGCGGAAACTTCTTGGTCACCTGCGCGGATGCCTATGGCTACACTTGGACCCAGCTGGTCACGGTCGCCGCCGGCGTCAACACGGTCGCAACCCTAAAGGCGGCCAAGTTCGTCCTGTCGATCGTTCCGCAGTTCACCGACGCCCATAACTATTCGGTCAACACCACCGATGTGTTCGGACTGCCGGTGCGCGCCGCGATCTTCAGCGAGACCATCATCCACTGGAACGAGACGCTCATCACCGCCAATGCCGGCTTCGTGGGCGCGGTGGCGACCAGCCCCTCGACCAACCTGCTGGGCGATGTGCGCGGCACCTACGCGGTCCAGAGCGCCTCGGACGGTGCCAAGCGCCTGACGATCCGGGTGAGCCCCGGGCAGGTCAACCTGGGTACCGCGGTGGGCGTCTTCGGCGTAAATCAAGCCTGATTTTTGGAGCGAGGATGCCCAGGGCCCCAGCCACGCGCAGGTGTTTCGAGCGCCTTTTCAACCGGCCATTTGAGCAGGTTGAGGCGCCGCTCAAGCGTGTCGGGGGAAAGTCTCATTTCTCGCGCCCACATAGCCAAAGTCATGGAGCGGCCGCAGTGTTCAAGAATGCGATTGTTGCGTTTGTTGTTTCCCTGCTTCTGCGGGGTTGCCCAGCGGCAATTATTGGGCTCGTAATGGCGCTCGTTATCCAGGCGCTCCACCGAGTGCCGGGGGGATTGTCTTGGACCCATGTCCGCCAAGAAGTTCTCAAATTTCATCCATCGTTCGCAAACCGATATGCCTCTTTCCCCATATTCGGGGAAGGATCGGTTGTTAGGGTTCTCGCAGCGGTTCTTCATGCCGCCCCAAATGCGGTGCTCCGGTGTGGCGTTCAGGCCGTGAATGGTGTGTGTAACCCTTTGCTTTTCGCGCTTTGCACACCCGCACTTCGCTCCGCTCTTGGACCGCAGGTTGGTCTCGGAAACTTCGACGATGGCGCCGCAAACGCAGCGGCACAAAACGCGGCGGCGAGTTGCCAAGGCCTGCGGGGTTGGCAGAATCGTCAAAGACCCGAATTGAAGGCCAATCGCTTTCATACCTTCTTGTATGCCGAACACGGCCTTTCCGCACAAGGGTCTTTCTGATGGCCGACACTGTCGCCTCACTGCTGCTCGAGAATGGGAACCGCAACTGGGGTTACCAGCTCACGAGCTTTTCGGACGGCACCGGCGAAACGGCGGTGGTGAAGGTCGACGGCTCGGCGTCTGGCCCCCTTGGGGTCACGATCGCCGGCCAGACTTTTTATCCAGGCGTTCACCTCAAGATCAAAGAAATCAGGTTTCAGGTCACCGATATGTCGGTGCGGCTGCAATGGGACGCTGGGACGCCGCGGGATATCGTCACCCTGTCGCCAGGCGCCGATACCCTGAAGTTCGAGAAGTTCGGCGGCATCTTCATCCCGGTCGGCCTGGCCGGCGCCACCGGCAAGATTTTGCTCACCACCATCGGCCAGCAGGTGAATTCGAGCTATATGATCGCCTTCTGGGGTACCAAAGGCATCCACCAGTGAGGCGCGCGTCGCATGGGTCGCAAGCGAGGCGTTCAATATCGGCCGGGCAGCTTCTATAGGAGCGACGACCGGTCCGGGTTCACCCGGCGCGCCGAAGACACCAAGAAGGAGTGGACCGAGCTTATCGTCGGCAACGACCTGTGGGAAATCCGCCAGCCCCAGGACTTTGTCCGCGGCGTGCCGGACGACCAGACAGTTCCCAATCCGCGCCTGGTTCCACCGGCGGTCTTCGTGGGACCAATCTATGCCCAGACATCGGCCAACGTGGCGATCGGCGCCACCTTCATCCCGCTCAATGCGGTCAACACTTTCACCGCTGGCGACAAGATCGGCGTCATGTTGGACACAGGCGTCCTCTTCAACACCACCCAGGTTGGCGACGCGGCGGCCAACGGGATCACGATCGCGAACCCGATGCCCAACACGTCGCAATCTGGTAACGATGTCGTGAACTATGGGGCGACAGGACCGTGAGCGAGCAAGGGCAGCCCACCGAGACGATCGAGGAGATTCTGGCGAACGTGCAGGCCGCCCAGAAGCGCCAGGCTGCCGCGCGCCGTCCCCTGCTGGCCGCTGATCGAGTTCCTGATGGCTCTCTAGTCGTTCTCAGCGAAGCGGCGCATATCAAACTTGGCCTGCGCCGGGCGCGCGCCGCTGACGTCGTTGGCATTGTCTTGGGCTTCGACCTGCGCACGCAGCGCTACAATGTGGGCTGGCAGGACGGCATGATTGAGCCACTGTCGACAAAATACGTCATGCAGGCGGAGGGTTAAATGGCCACCTCTGGCGTCACAGCGTTCAACCCTGCCGCGGTCCAGATCATCACTGGCGCGCTGCGCAAGATGGCGGTCATCAACGAGGACGAGGGCCCCACCGCCGGCCAGTACAAGGACCTTCTTTTTGCGCTCAATGCCATGACGAAGGAATGGGAAGCGCAGGGAATTCATGTCTGGACCGAGGAAGAGGGCATCATCTTTCTCCAGCAGTTCCAGCGGCAGTATCGCCTGGGCACCGGGCAGGCTGGGACGCCCGCGCCAGACCGCGCCTGTTATGCGGGCAGCTGGACTTTCGCCCCAACGGTTGTTGCGGCGGCTCAAGGTTCCAGCATCGTCTTTGTGGCCAGCGTGGCCGGTCTGAGCAACGGCGATAACTTCGGCGTGGTGCTGAACAATGGCGCCGCATTCTGGACCACGATTTCCAATATCGTCGGTCTGTCCGTCCATCTCGCCGCACCGCTTCCCGCACCGGTCGGAGCCCAGGCATGCGCCTTCAGCTATCCGGTCGCGGCCCAGATTCTGCGACCATTGCGCGTGCCCTTCGCGCGGCGTCTTCAGTATGCCCCGAGCCTTTCCCAGCCGGGTACCATCGGCGCACCAGACTGGGGTGGCATCATCACGCCGCTGTCGCCCATGATGAGTCGACGTGAATTCTTCGATCTGCCGCAGCCGACAAACCCCGGGTTGGTCACCCAGGCCTATTACGATCCGGCGCGCGATCAGGGCTCGATGTGGGTCTGGAATGTGCCGCAGAATGCGAATTATGGGCTGCGGTTCACTTGGTATCGGCCCATCCAGGACTGGACCACACCCGCCACCACGGCCGACCTTCCGCAGGAATGGGCCAATGCCCTGATCTGGAACTTGGCCAAAGAGGCGATGCTGGACTATTCGGTCGCCGAGCGCCGCGCGCTGGCGATCGCCACCATGGCGGACAAGAAGCTGGAGTTGGTGCAGGGTTGGGACCGCGAACCGGAAAGTGTCTATTTCGGCCGGTCGTCTCTCCAGTCGCGGGGATAGGCCGCTATGGCGCAAATCCTCTTCGGCATCCAATCCTATCAGTCCCGAAGCAAGCCGCTGTCCAACCAGCGCGTGGTGAACTGCTTCCTGGAGAAACAGCCGGAAGGCGCCAAGAGTCAGGTGCCGGTCTTCGGCGCTCCTGGTCTTACGGTTTGGACGACATTGCCGGAGTCCCCGCACCGCGGCGAGTGGAATTTCAATGGCGTCCTGTATGTCGTGGCGGGCGCCAGCCTCTACAGCGTCAGCCCGGCGGGCGTCTACACCAAGATCGGCACCGGGATCACCGGGATCAACAATGTCTCGATCTCGGATAACGGCGTCCAGCTGGTGATCGTGAATGGTGTCGGTGGCTGGATTTACTGCACCACAAACAACAATTCGCTCGGCGTCTCCGGCTTCTTTGACCTCACCCTGCAGCCCAACTTCTACCCAGCACATACCGTGCTGTTTTTCGACGGCTATTTCGTCTTCGACCGGGTTGGCAGCAATGAATTCTTCCTGTCTGCGCTATACGATGGCACCAGCTATTCCGGCCTCGACTTCGCGAGCGCTGAGGCCCAGCCAGGCTTCCTGATCGCCGTTGCCCAGAATCTGCAGCTGCTGTTTCTCTTCTGCCAAAACCACATCGAAATGTGGTACGACGCCGGCGCCGCGGATTTTCCCTTTCAGCGCTACGCGGGCGGGGTGATCGAAAAAGGCTGCGCCGCGCCGCTCACCGTGATCGTCCAGGATGAGGCGATCTTCTTCCTGGGAACCGACCTGGTTTTCTATCGCCTGCAGGGCAATGTCCCGGTGAGGGTTTCGACCCATGCCGTCGAGCATGCCTTTGCTCAGTATGGGGACGTGTCGGACGCCTTCTGCTTCACCTACACGCTAGAGGGGCACAAGATGGTGCACCTCACCTTCCCATCCGTCCCGCATTCCTGGGTTTTCGATCTGTCGACCAGCATGTGGCATGAGCGCGTTTCGCTGGATAACCGCAATATCGATCTGAAGCGGTGGCGCGGGAATTGCGCGCTCCGCATCTACAACATGAACCTGATCGGCGATTTCTACACCGGCACGCTCTGGAACCTGGACTGGGATGCCTACAAGGAGGGCACGAACACGATGCCCATGATTATCGACTCGGCGCCGCTCCACCAGGATCGCCAGCGTGTCTTTGTGACCCGTCTCGAGCTGGATATGGAGGTTGGCGTCGGTCTGACGACCGGGCAAGGATCAAACCCGCAGGCGATGCTGCAGTGGTCGAAGGATGGCGGGAAGACCTATTCCACTCTCCAGCCCTGGCGCTCGATGGGCAAGATCGGCGAATACCTGCGCCGCATGCGCTGGATGAGTCTGGGCGAGGCCTACCAGTGGAATTTTCGGCTGGTCATCACGGACCCGGTGAAGCGCGTGCTGATCGCGGCTCATGCCGACGTCGAGATCGGGATGGAATAGATGGCCGATCCGCCTCCCGTCCCGGCCGCATCCAACCCAGTACCGCCGCCCCTGACCAAGATGCCATTGGTCAACCTGCGGACCGGCCTGGGCACGCTCAATTTCATCTCGTTTCTCACGCAGTTGTGGGCCTCAGTCGCCGGCGAAGGTGGCTTGGGGCCGCTGATTCAAGAGCTTCAGATTGAGGTAGAATTTCTCACCGGGTCCGTGGCTGCGCTGGCCGCCAAGGTGGCGATCATCTTTGGCATGCATGGCGACGGAACCCTGACACAGGACGGTGAACTGACGGTCACCAGCACGAATGGCGTTCCGTTCGCCCCCTCGGCCACGACAGACACCACCATCGCCGACAACATCAAATGGGGCACGCTTCCAACCCTGCAGCTGCCTGTCTGGCTATTTCAGTGGTCAACGATCGACGAACTTCCTGATCCGGACGCGGGTAACGGCATCCTGTGCACCGATCTTGGTGGCGGCCCTGGCGTCATTATGGCCGACGGTTCGGCTTGGCGGCGCACCAGCGCAGGCCTCGAAACACAGGTGCCGGCGCCAACCATTTCCCTGCAGGTCCTGACAAACGCCGAGGAGCAGTATCAGTCGGCCGCCCTGACGGCCAACATGGTGGTCACCCTGACCAACGACATCCTCTGCTACCCGGGAGCGAGGTTTCGCTGGGTCCGGGCCGGCGCGGGCGCATTCACCCTGGCATTCAAGGACTCCTTGTCAGGTGCCACGCTTTACACTTCGGCAGTTTCGGTTACCGAAACGGTTGAATTCCTTTACGCCGACCTGGCCTGGGTGCTTGCGCAGCATTCCGCTTTGTGACCCGATGGGCCTCCATCACGGAGATTCCCCATGGCAAAAGCAACCGGCGCCCCTATGTGCAAGCTGTGCAGGACCGCCCATTGGTCACAGCAACCCCACGATCCTGCTGGCATCAAGGCGATGCGCAAGGGCGGCGCTCCCAAGACCGAGCCGGAAAAGAAGCGCGCAGGCCGGTAGCCCAGACTTTCCCATCCGTCGCCCCTGTGGTATTCCGGGCCACAAGATAGTCAGATAGCCAGCCGCGTCACCAGCAGAACAGGCGATCTGACCATGAATTTCATCATCCCCGTCGATTTTATCGATGTGTCGCGTATGGCGGCAGCCCTTGTACTGAAGCATGCCGTCCATTTCGCGGACGACAAGCGGCGTCAATCCACCCCTGGAACCCCGCATCACGACACCGAAACCATCTTGCTGCGCGGTCCGCTGGGTGAGATCACCACCGAAAACTGGTTCCAAGACGTGCCGCACGCCGATACCGACCTCTTGAAGAGTTGGCCGAGCGCCCAGCAGGTCTTGGGCAAGATCGCCGAATCCCATGTGCGGCGCGCCGGCCATGAGCCGATTCTGGGAAAGGCCATGGTCGTCTCCCTCAAGGCTGGCGGCCACGTCGACTGGCATGTCGACCAGGGCGCCTATGCCGAGGCCCATGACCGCTTCCATGTGTGCCTTGTGCCTTCCTCTGGCGCCATGACGTATTGCGGTGGCCTGGGCGCATCACTGCCGGTCGGTCAACTCACCTGGATCAATAACCGAGCCCTGCACAGCGCCATCAATGTCGGCAGCAACCCGCGCATCAACTTGATCGTCGATGTCCGCAAGCCGGAGACCGTGAATTGAGCGATCTGGTTGTCGCCCGCGAACCACTGTCCGGCATCCTGGAATCAGGGCTGGCGGCGCTGCTGCGTGCACACTGGGAAGAAGTGGCGCACGACCGCGATCAGATCGAGCTCGACCCGGACTGGAACGGCTATCTGGACGACGAACGCCAGCACCGGTTCATCGCCTGGTCAGCGCGCCGCGACGGCGAACTGGTGGGCTACAATGCTTTCTTCACCGTGCGGCCGCGCCACTATCAGCGCGACATTTTTGCCATCAACGACGTCATCTACCTGAAGCCCGGTGAGCGTGGCGTATCCGGTGTCTCGATGATCGTGCAGGTGGAGCGCGCCCTAAAGGAAATTGGCGTGGCGAAGGCCTTCTATCACGTCAAAACCGACGCGATCCTTGGCCAGGTGGGGGATTCGCTGGAGGCGCTCGAGCAGATCACCGATCTGGAGCATACCCTCGGGGTTACATTTCCGGACGCGCTCTTCGCTACCGATCGAACCTTGGGCGGCGTACTGCGCGCCCTGGGCTATAACCACATCGAGAATCATTTCGGCAAGCTGCTGTTGGAGAAGGGCTGATGGCCATCACGGCGACGATCGGCGGGGCGGTGATCGGGGCTGGCGGAAGCCTGCTCTCTGCCAGTTCGCAGGCGGATGCTTCCCAGAATGCGGCGAACACGTCGGCGGCGGCCACCAACCAAGCAACGCAGGCCCAGCTGCAAATGTATAACCAGACGCGGTCAGACCTGTCCCCCTATGTCGGGGCTGGCAATACTGCCTTGTCCGGGCTCTCGTCTTTCCTCAGCCCATCTGGCCCGATCAATTCCACCCTCAGCCAGCTGTCCGGACTTTATGGCGCCGGCGGCCCACTCTCGACATTGCTCGGCCTGGGCCCGAACGGTGCGGCAGGCGCGACCACGCAGCTCCAGAATATGCCCGGTTATCAGTTTGCGCTGCAGCAGGGCCAGCAATCCCTCGATCGCTCGGCAGCCTCGCGCGGACTGGTGCTTTCTGGCGGCCAGCTGAAGGACAGTCAGACCTTTGGGCAGGGCCTCGCAAGCCAGCAGTACGGCAACACGATCAGCCAGCTGGAAGGCTATGGCACCGGCCTCGGCGGTTTGGCGGCCCAATACGGGACCTATGGCAATGCGATCGCCGGCCTGGTCAATACAGGCGAGAATGCTGCCGCCCAGACCGGAAATGCTGGCAGCGCGGCCGCTACCAGCGTGAGCAATGCGCTCCTTACCGGCGCTGGGCAGCAGTCACAGGCGCTCCAGAATGGCGGCACGGCCACGGCCAGCGGCTATGCGGGCGCGGCGAATAATATCGGGTCGCTTCTCAACAATGCCAGTATCCAGGCGCTCTTCCAGGGCAACCCATCGATTACTGCCCCGTCGGTCGATCTTGGAAATCTCGGCTATAGTGATATCGGCACCCCGACACTTTCGGACCGGCGCGCGAAGACCGACATCAAAAAGCTCGGAAAAACGCAATCCGGCCTCAACATCTACAGCTATCGCCTGAAAGGTGATGTGCGAACCCAGATCGGCGTCATGTCCGACGAAGTGCGCAAAGTGGCGCCTGATGCTGTGCGCCGCGCCCCGGACGGGTTCGATCGAGTCGACTATGGCAAGGTCTCGCGGCTACCTGCCATCCGCAATACGCCGCTGAAAAGGGCTGCCTGATGAAGTCGAAGAACACGAATGTCGCTCACCACAAGGCGCCGAAGCCACGGTTGCGCACCCGCCACCTTTCGTCGGCCGGCAAAAGTGCTTATGGCGCTCCGGCCGGAGGTATTCCCGCTTTTCCGTCGGCGCCCGGTGGCGCGGCTTTTCCAGACCCCAGCGCAGGTGGCGCGCCTGGTGCTCCCGATCCCGGCATGGGTGGTCCAGATTCTGCAGCGCTGGCAGGTCCCGGCGGCGCTCCGGGAATGTAATCCATGTCCTATTCTGGATTGCCCGCCCTTGATATCGATCCTCTGAAACGGGCTGCAGAAATCAACCAGCAGAACGCTCAGACCGGGCTGATCCAGCAGCAGACCGCGGCCAGCAAACAATCGCTCGACACCACGACGGCGCTTGCGCCCTATGTCATTAAGGACACACAGCGGCGCAGCGGTCTCGAGGACATGGCGGCTGCCAACCAGACCTTGGCGCAGGTCGCAAAAGACGCGCAAGCGGCTGACCCTGCGGACGCTCCGGACATCTGGGACCGCGGCATGCAGGCAGCGGCTGCCACAGGCAATACCGTCGCTTCCCAGTATGTCGGCCACTATCGTCCGGACTTGGCAGAACGGGTTGGTGATATCTATGGCGGTCAAGGTGCCGGCGCGGCTGGCGCGCGTGGTGGTGCTGGTGGTGCAGGTCAGCCGGACCAAGCGGCCATGGAGCGCGCGATCGCCTCGATGCCTGCCCCCAAGATTGTCCAGGCCCTGGGAAACCTCAACCGGGCGATCAGCTCCTTCAATACCGTGAAGGACAAGGAAAGCTGGGATGCCGAGATGCAGGCGCTGAAGGACAGCGGAATCGATCCGACGAAGTTTTTGCCGTCGACGGACTGGAATCCGATGAATTACGCCCAAGCTGCGCGCACCATCAAAAGCCTCGTGCCCTATCGGGATGCTATGGCGGCTCGTGCTGCGATCGTTGCTGCCGGAGCCACGCCACCGGCGCCCGCTCCCCTTGGAACTTCCCAGTACATCGGCAGCTCGCCGGAAAGCCAGTTTCCCGTCTATCACAACTCCACCACCGGCGAGGACACAGTCGGCAAAGTGCCAGTTGGTCCAAAGCCTTCGGCGGCGATCTCGACATTCCAGTATAAACTCAAGCTCGCCACGGGCTCCGGCATGTCTGGCCAGGATGCCCTGGCGTTCGCTAATGGCACGAAATCACTGCCGCCGGAGCGTCTGCAGGCCATCGCGCTTACCGAGGCCAACAAAGAACTTGGTGACGCAACCTTGGCTGGTGCCCAAATCCCGGACCCCGATGCCTGGGTCCGGGACAAGGCTCGACAGAATTTCCAGCTTCTATCAACCAGCGCTGTCCAAGCGCCGGGTGGTGGTGCCGGCGGTGGTGGGTCGACCACACCCGCTCCTGCCGCACTTCCTGCCCGCGCACTCAGCGCCGTGAAGGCGGCCAACGGCCGGCCGGTCCGTTTCAACAACGGGCTCACCTACAAGTGGGACGCCAGAGCCCAGCGCGCCGTTCCGGTCCAGTAATATGAGCTCGCCCGGCAACGACCCCTGGGCGGTAGCGAACGACGCAGCGCCCGCTGCGTCGGCGCCCACTTCCGATCCGTGGGGCACCGGTGGACAGGGCGCTTGGGCGCCGACCGAGGATGATGCCCGCGAGGCAATTCAGACCATTGCACCTGGCGCGACCATCACCAGCCAGGCGCGCACGCCGGAGCACAATGCCAAGGTTGGTGGTGTCGCCGATTCGATGCACCTCGGCGCCCAGGCGACCGACATTGTGCTGCCGAAGGGTGTGACGGCCAGTCAACTCAAGGCCCAGCTGATCGCGCAAGGTTATCCGGTGACGGAATTCCTGGACGAAGGCACCCATGTGCACTGGGGCTGGGGTCCTAAAGGTGGAAATCCTGGCACCGTTCCGGCCGATCCGTGGGCGCCTGCAGCTTCCGCTGCCGCACCGAACGATGGCCACTGGCACAACACGCCACAGGAGAACGCCGACCTCGACGCCTTCGAGGCTGCTGAAAAAACGCTACCGCCCGACAAGTCTCAGCAGCCGGCCGCGAGCTGGTGGGATACGATCAAATCAGCCGTCACCTCGACCCCAGCCCGTTGGAAACAGATGGCTGGCGCCGCTATGCAGGCACTGGGCGAACATCCGGATTTCTTGACGCCGTCGAATCCCAATTTGAGCGCCGAGGAAAATGAGGACATGAATGCTGGCCTTGCTCCGGCGCGCGCTGCGGCGGGGCAGAAAATGGCCCAGTTCGGTACGAAACTCTATGCCGATGCTGCGGCCGACATCAAAACCAACATGCCGAACCTGGACGCCAGCACGGCAAAGCGGCTCGCCTATACGATCACCAGCGGAACCATCGACATCCTGCCGGTGCTGGCCGCCACGGCGGTGACCAAGAATCCGCTCGTAGGTGGCGCCATGATGGGCGCGCAAGCAGGTGTCTCGAAATACGGAGAGGCGCGCGCCGACGGCCGCAGCCCGGACCAGGCGGCTATGGATGCCAGCTTCAGCGGCATGGTGAATGGCGCGCTTGGTACATTGCCGTTGGGCGCCCTGATGAAGCCGGGACAGACCTTCCTTGCCAAGACCCTGCAGAGCGCCGTAACCTTCGGCGCGATCTCGGTCGCCACCGAGGCCCTGCAGCTCGGCTACGACAAGGGCCTCGTGACGCCAAACATGACCTTGGCGCAGGCCATGCAACGCCTTGAGGAGGCTGGGGTTGTCGGCACGCTGCAGGGCGCCTTCTTGGGTGGCGGCCATGCTGGTCTGGAGTCAGCCGTAAATCGCCTGCACGCGACCGCTCCGACCCCGCAAGCGCGCGTCGAGCCAGCGCCCGCTTCCGCCCCGCCGCCGCCAGAAGCTGCTCCAGCGGCCCCACAGGCCATCGGACCAGTCCAGGCAAAGGTCCGGAGCGCTTTGGGGCTGGATCGCCCCGGTGTGGCGCCCGAAGCCGATCCATGGGCCCCTGCAGCCAAAGGTGCCGCAGCGCTACCGGCATCTGCCCCGGCGCCAGAAGCAGCCGCCGTCGAGAGCTCCGGTATTCCGCACCGTGCCCTGGAGCCCGACGTGGCTGTCACCTCGACCGGCCGAGAAGTTCCGGTCCAGTATGCGGTGGTGGAGGCCAGCCATCTGGTCCCGTCCCAGACCCAAGAGGGAAATCCCAACCCCGCCTTCCCGGCCGAGCTGCAGCCCCGCGATCGCACGCGCGCCGTCTCCCAGGCCCAGATCGCCAGCATCGCCCAGAATATCAACCCGCGGCTCCTGGACCGGTCCGTGAACGCCAGCGATGGCGCGCCCATCGTGGCGCCCTCCGGAGTTGTGGAATCCGGCAATGGCCGCTCCCTGGCCATCCAGCGCGCCTATGCCGACAACCTTCCATCCGCGCAGGCGTATCGCGATTATTTGTCGCAGCAAGGTTACCCGGTCGAGGGTATGGAGCAGCCGGTGCTGGTCCGCATCCGGACCGACGCCATGCACCCGGATGAACGCCAGGCTTTTGTGCGCGAAGCCAATCAATCCGGCCAGTTGGGCTATTCTGCCACCGAGCGGGCGATGTCGGACGCCGCTGCCATGCCAGACCATTCCATGGGCCTGTTTCGTGGCGGTGACATCGAGAGCGCCGGAAACCGCGAGTTTGTGCGGTCATTCATGTCCAACGCCCTGCCGGCAAACGAGCATGCCGCCATGGTGGACCAGCACGGAAATCTCTCTCTCGACGGTGCGCGCCGCCTGCGCTCCGCCATGCTGGCTAAGGCCTATGCCGATCCCGACCTGGTCGGCTCGGTGGTGGAGAACGGCGATTCCTCGATCAAGGCCATTGGGAATGCCTTGACGGATGCCTCGCCAGACTGGGCGCTTATGCGGTCCGGCGTCGCCCGCGGCGAAATCCCGCCGGCGCTGGACCAGACCGGCAAGCTCCTTGAGGCGGTAAAACTGGTGGCGCGCGCCCGCCAGGACGGCCGCAATGTCGCGGAATTCGTTGGCCAGCCGGACATCTTCACCGGCCAGTCGATCGACCCGGACGTCGAGGCCTGGCTGCGGCTCATGTTCCGGAACACAAAAGACTGGACCCAGCCGGTTGGCCGCGACAAGTTGGCCGAAGCCCTGCAATTCTATGCCCGTGAGGCACAGAAGGCGCAGGTCGGCCCGAACCTGCTTGGCGAGCAACCAGTCTCGCCCGGCGATGTCCTGGCAGTAGCAAAGGCGAAACAGTATGGCGGACAATCTTCAGAGCAGGGCCCATCGCTTTCTTTTGGCGAAGACGTTCGAGCACGTCGCCTCGAAGGAGACCGATCCGGCGCTGAAGGCGCAGCGGCTCGAGGAGGCGCGGAAGCTGCGCGCATTGGCCCTGAAGGCGCCTATCGAGTAGCGCCTTTCGGTCCAGCGCCCGAAAACCCCAGGCTGCGTCGCGTCTCCATTGGCGAGCGGGCCGTCTTGACTGGAGAGGCGCGCGATTATCTTCGTGAAGCTGGCATTGATCCAACCAATCGTCCAGAAGCTATTTCCGGGCTGGCCAACCTCGTTTACTTGCGTGGCAAGCGGTTCGGGTTTGAGAGCCTTGGCACTGTTGATAATGCCGGTGTTGTGACGGCAGCCACCAGCGGCCGGGACAATTTTGTCGATTTTCCCGAGGGGATGTTCGAACGCCTCAACGATCCAAAAGAGCGGATCATCTCGGTGCACAACCATCCGTCCAGCAGCGCACCTTCATGGGGCGATGTTGGCAGTTTGGCATATCCTGGCCACCAGGCCGTTGTCGTCGTCGGGCATGACGGGGAGTGGCATGTCGCAACTCTGGCAGCAACCGTTCTTCCAGGGGCAAAGCCTGGAGATGTTGCCGGTCTGATAAAGGGAGCTGCCCGAGGGGCTCGGGGCACCGCAACCGACTCCGTCGATCATTTTTACAATGCCCGGACTGTGACGGGAAATGAGGCCAACCATCTGATTTCGCACTTGACCATGAAGGGTCTGGAACGAGCAGGGCTGATCCACTATTTGGGGCCGGACCGAATTCCGGAGAAAATTGCCAAGGAGGCAGACCATGTCGTCGACATCATCGCGTCGAACGTCAGGAACTTCGTCGACAAAAATGAAACCGTCGGGCTACGACTCAATACCGGGTCTTTCTCGGACGTTGATCGACCCGCCCGGCCGGTACAGCTCGCCGACGGAATTGCGCAAATTCTTGGTGAGTCTCGCCAGCCTTCCGGACAGTCCGGACGTGCGGGAAGCGCGGGCACAGACGTTGGACGACCTGAAGTTCCACGAAAGCCGGAGCAGCTAAGGCTTCTCGAAGAGGAAGACCGTTATACGGTCAAGCCGCCAGGGAAGCTGTATCGCGGCACCGTCACGGGACAGCAGGAGAGTGGCGCCAGCGGCCTCGGGACGTTCCACCTTGGCAAAGGTCTATACAGCAGCCCAGATCGCAGTTTTGCGAAGATGTACGGGCCCGTATCTGAGGTCCCAATTAAAGATGGTTGGCCCCGAAAACCTCTCGTGCTCCGTGGCGCAGGGGGCGCCCAATCGCTTTTGCATGACTGGATTTTCCGAAACACAGATTACAAGAATATTCGCGACTTCAACCGGGATTACCCTGACCCCGGAGCTTTCATTCGCTCAAAAGGATATGACGGCGTCATTGCTGGCGACGAAGTCGTAAAGTACCCGGATCGCGAATTTCAGCGAGATCAGGAATCACAGACCGATCCCAGCATCCTGCGCGAAGAACAAGATCGTCGATATGCCGAAGAGCCCGGCGCCGTCGATGCCAACGGTCGCCCGCTGCCGCAGTCCATCATCCCCGGCGCCGAGCCGTCCGCTATCCAGCTGGCCAAGGCCCGCGAAGGGCGGCTGGGCACCAAGGTCGAGCAGAAGCCGCCTGGCGGCCTGTTCGGCGCCCAGGATGTGCCGGGCCAGGACCAGCTTTCCCTGTTTGAAGACGGGCGCCGGTATGCCGAAATCCCGCGCGACGACCGCGAGACCTTGGAGAAGGCGGCTCGCACCGGCGACTGGATAGGCAAATACAAGGCCGAGGGCGCAACCCCGGACGCGCGGATCAGGAACGCGATCGGCCGTGCCTTTGACGCCTGGCGCCGCTCCGGCGGATCGGTCCCCGCCGCCGTGCGCGCCATCTTCAGCCAGCTGCCGCGCGGCTTCTCCGACAATCCCGTCACGACCCGGCCGACCGAGGCCTTCAGCGAGAAGGTGAAGCGCGCCGCCGATGCGGCCATGGACCTTGTGCACGATGCCCAGATGCTGATCGCCCCCATGGCGGAAGGCACAAACGAGGCCCGCGCGACCGCCAAGGACTTCGCCAACATGATGCGCCTCGCCCGCTATCACGGGAACCGCATGATGGAGGGGTTGAAGAAGAACTTCGACCCCAACCAGCGCCGCAAGATGTGGGAGGCGGCCGACGAGGAGTCGGTTCTGCGCCAAAAGGGTGAAGCGACCGCTGGCCGCGGTTTGTCCACCCTGACGCCGGACGAGCGCCGCGCTGTGCTGGAGCAGCAGGCCGATGCCCAGAATGTCTGGCAAGCAGCCAAGGATCAGGGAATGGTCCAGGGCGACGGATTGCCGTCCTATGTCCCGCGCATGATGGTGGAAATGGCCCGCACTGGCGTGCAGCGCCTTGGCACCGGCGACGCCGAGGTGCGCTCGATCCCTGGGATCGGCCGGAACCTGAAGACCAAGACCGGCCAGATGCAGCACCGCAAATACATGACCACCGAGGAAACCGAACAGGCCGGTTCGAACAAATTCGACACGCATGCCGCGGTGGTGCGCGACATCCAGACCTTGCCGCTGGCCACCATGAAGCTGCGCGAAGCCGTGGCTGGCCGCGCCCTCATCAACAAGATCAAGGAGCTGGGCCAGAAAACCGGCGACGACACCGTGGTGGAAGGACACGAGCCCACCGGGACGCCATACAAATGGTTCACCTTGGACAATCCGGCCTTCAAGACCTGGCGCCCGAAGCTCATCAAGAACGAGGAGACTGGCAAATACGAGCCGGCCAAGGACCAGAACGGCGACACCGTGTTCGAAAAGGTGCCGCTGTTTGTCCGCGGCGACTTCGAAGGCCCGCTGCGCGCAGTCCTCAGCCAGGACAGCGGCAAGGTCTACAATGCCCTGATGAACATGAAGGGCCGGGCCATGACGGCCATCATGTATTCTCCGCTGATCCACAACGCGGTGGAATGGGGCCGCGCGCTCCCTGCCATGCCGGGCAAGGTCGCCACTTTCCGCATCTATTTTGAGGGCAACCGCGCCAAGCGCGACCCCGAGACCATGACCCAGGCCATCATGCACGGACTGGTCCCGATCGGTCATCAGGCTGGCATGCAGGACATCACCTCGATCGCCAACCCGGAATCAATCGCAGCCGGCCGGTCCTGGACCGCCAAAATTGTGGGCGCCATCCCAGGCCTGTTCTCGCGCGATGCCAAGCAGGCGGTCTACCGGACCATCGATCGCATGGGCGACCTCTGGCACAACACCCTCCTGTGGGACCGGGTGGGCGACCTGCAGATGGGTCTCTACACAAATTTCCGGGACCACTTGATCGCCAAGGGAAATTCGCCCGACGCCGCAGCCTATATGGCGGCGCACTTCGCCAACCGGTACGCCGGCGCGCTCCCGCTGGAATCTATGTCCAGCACCTCGCGCAAGTTGGCGAACCTGGCTCTGTTCTCCAGGACCTACACCCTGGGCAATCTTGGGGCCCTGAAGGATGTCATCACCGGGCTGCCGCGCGACGTACAAGCTCAGATCGCCCGGGACGGCACTGTCGAGCAGCTGAAAGGTGTTCGGTCCCTCGCCGCCCGCAAGGCGATCGCCATCCTGGCCACCGACATCGCGCTCTTCTATGCCGGTAACTCGATCCTGCAGTCCGCGGTCTCCTACATCGCCGGGCGCCAGGACTTGAGCGAGATCGAGAAAGGCTATGTCGACCGCCTGAAGGGGTTGCTGGGAAAGGTCACCGAATCACCCATGGAGCTGCTCAACCCCTTCGCAGACCTGCAAGCCCTTTCGGCCACCAGCGAAAACGAGCCTGGCCGCCAGAACCGCGTGCTGGTCGGGTATGACCGCAATGGCACCGCCATCTATGCTCGCAACCCCGTGGGCAAGATCGGCGAGGAATTCACCAACTGGCTGACCAGCCCGCTGGAGACCCTGAAGGCGAAATTCTCGACCATTCTGCGCCCAACCTGGCAGACGCTGACCAATGATGCCGGGTTCGGGCGCCAGGTCTATGATCCCAAGGCCAAGGGTCTTTCCGGCCTGGCCACCAATCTGGGCCATGTGATTTCGCTGTATCTCAGCAGCCAAATCCCGCTGGACAGCCTGAAATCTGCCGCCGAAACCCTGAAGGGCAGCGGCAGCGAAATCGACACCTACAAGGCGCTGGGCCCCTTGGCCGGCGTCACTTTCTCGAAGGGTGCGCCAGGCGGTCCCGGGGTCGGGGAGTTGTTCGAACTGCGCCGCCAGCAGCAGGCGAAGCAGTCGGCGGCGATGCCCGATGTCATCGAAAAGATCAAAGCCGGCGATATTGCGGGTGCCAGGAAGGCCATGCGGGAAGTTGGCATTTCCCCCGGGCTGCAAAACTATTATGTCCGTGTTACACAGAACCCGCGCCTCCGCCTCAACAGCAAAAGCGCTCGTGAGCTATTAAGACAGGCGACCCCCGAAGAGCGGGCTCGCATCTTGCAACCCACGGGAGCGCAGTAAATGGCTGGACTGGCCTCCAGATTCGTCCTGCCGTACCAAACGGTGATCGACGCCACCGGCGTTCCGATCCCGGGTGCGCAGCTGTATTTCTACGAATCAGGCACCAGCACGCCTCTCGACACCTTCTCGGACCCGAACCTGACGGTGCCAAATCAAAACCCGGTTCCAGCTGATGCTGGCGGCCGGTTTCCAAACATTTTCCTGCTGCCCCAGGCCTATAAGGTTGTCCTCACGGATGCGCTGGACGATGAAATCTGGACTGCTGATCCGGTTGAGGAATTCGGGCCCGGCGGTGACGCGAGCAGCCTGCGTACCGTCACCGCCGACACCACCGTTCTTTTCTCCGACACCATCATCGAGGTGGATGCCACGGCTGGACCAGTCACCGTCACCTATCCCCTGGACTTGGGCGGCGCGTCTCAAACCCAGGTTGTGAAGATCGTGAAAGTGGACAATACCGCGAATGCGGTAAATATCAGCGATGGGACGAATGTCGTGGGCGCCTTGGTCTTCCCGATCAATGGCGCCAGCTGTCAATCTTTTGGGGTCTATAGCACCGGCGCCGCCCTGCGCATCGTCTAGGAGTGATGCCATGAAAAAGCTGTTTCTGATTGCCGCACTGTTCCTTCTGCCCTGCGCCGCGCATGCCCAGTCGACTTCCGCGATCGTGGTCGCGTCCTGCGGCACCCCTCCGGCCGGCTACACGGCTGGCCAGAACCGTCAGATCACGCAGGACACCACAGGAAAGCTCTGCGATACCGGAGGCGGTGGTGGCGGCTCGACGACGGCCAATCAGGGAGCGCCAAACGCCGGAGGCGCGAGCGCATGGCCAGTCGCCACGAGCCCGTCGGCGCGAACGATCATTGCCCTGGATGTGGCGACGGTGACCACCGGTGGGGCCGCGGTGACTGCCCTGACGGCCGGACACCGCACGGCCGGCGGCTTCCTGCAAAACCCTGCAGGCGCCACCGTAGCGCTATGCATTAACGAGCAGGGCACCGCCAGCGGAACCACATCTGCAGGCGCCACCACCTGTATTCCGCCGGGGGGGTCCTACACGTTGGCGCCAGCAGCGGGCGCGGTCTCAGTCGTAACGTCCGACTCTTCTCATCCGTTTTCTGGCGAAGGGCTAAACTGATATGCGCCAACTTCCTGCCCTGGCATTCCTGATCTTATTTACCGCGTCCGCGATCGCGCAGCCTGTCGGTCCTGGGCCGGTTCCGCCACCGATTTCCGCGAACCCTTCCGCAACTATCGGTGCATCGGCCATCAATGGTACTGCATCCACCTTCATGCGCTCGGATGCCGCTCCCGCGCTTCCAGCGACGCTTCCGGCTTTGAATGGTTCGGCGCTGACGAACCTCAATGGCTCAGCTATTGCCAGCGGTACTGTACCGGCAGCGAACGGCGGTGCTGGGGCGGTTAATGGCGCCCTCAAGGCAAACGGTGCTGGTTCTGTTTCCCAGGCAGCTTGCGCAGACCTTTCCAACGCGACCGCTTCGTGCTCGACCTCTTTCACCGGCGTGACCTCCTATACGCCCGCGATCACCTTTGGCGGCGCAGGTGTCGGAGTCACCTATTCCGTCAACCAGGGTTTTTATGACCAGCAGGGAAGCCGCGTCTGCTTCAACGCCTACATCGTCCTCAGCAGCAAGGGGTCATCGACCGGCGCAGCGACGATCTCTCTGCCGGTGGCCAAGGCGACGGGCTATAAGGACACCTTTACATCCTTCAATCAGCAGGGCCTGACATTTACCGGGGCGCTGCAAGCTGCGACAGCCTCGACCACAGCGGTCGGTATCTACACCAACACTGCTGGCACCTTTGCGTCTCTTTCGGACACCGCCTTTGCCAATAATACCGACCTTGGCTTGTCCGGCTGCTACTTCACGAACTGAGGAATCCGATGCGTAAAATCTTGAAGACATTCGCCGTCGCGGCCTTTGCGTTGTTCGCCATGGGGGCAAGCAACCCGGCCAACATCGCAGCTGTGCCGAGCATGGCCGTCCTGCAGAGCTTCACCGCTCCCGTCATGGCCCAGTATTCGACGCTCCAAGTCGTCGATTTCTATGCCAATTCCCAGACCAATGGCGGTGGCACCTTCAAGTGGTTCGGTGCGGGAAAATGCCCTGCCATCGCGTCGGATGGCGGCGTGGTAGTGGCTCCGGCCGGTCAGTCCGGCTCGGTCTCGCAGGGATGCATGGTGCGCCAGCCCATGGGCCAGAAGGCCATGCCGCAATGGTGGGGCGCTTATGGTGATGCGATCTCCATCCTTTCGTCGACCAGCATCACGAGTGGATCAAATGTCCTGACACTTGCCACTGGCAACTTCACGGCGTCGGATGCCGATCCGACGAACAAGAAGATCATCCAAATCCCTGGCGCTGGCACGGGCGGAGACCTGCTGCGCACGACGATCTCGACCTATATCAGCCCCACCCAGGTGCAGCTGACGGACGCCGCCCAGACCACCGTAACGGCCCAAAATTATGTCGTGACCTACGGGCACAATGACACGGCCGGAATCAATGGCGGCTTGGCCTATCTGAGCTCGACCACGTCGCCCACTTATACCCAGCAGCTCCAGAAGGGTGGCTGCCTGTACTTGCCGCGCGGCAGCTATTTTTACGACGGCACGCTGAGGCTGAACTCCAACGTATGTCTGCTGGGCGAAGGCCCGCTGATGACGCAGATCGGGGTGCCGGGTAGTTCGGCGCCGACTTCATTCCCGGTCCAAGCTCTCAGCACTCCTGGCCAGAAAATCTGCTGCACGGCCATCTTCCCGGTCTCGCCGCTCACCACGGCCATGATCGATACCGCGCCGTTTTATACCGCGGCTATTCCGGGTGACAGCGGAACCGCCCAAGGTGGTGGCACGAATGCCGGCGGCTTCTGCGGTAACGCGCCCTACATCACCCTGCAGGCCAGCGCCTCGTCAACCAACAATTTTTACTCCGGCAACACGATTACGATCACGGGCGGAACGGGCGCCAATCAGACGCGCACTGGTGGCTGCTATGACGGAACGCTCAAGCGCTTGGTGGTGTCGTGGCCCTATGTCGTCGTCCCCGACAACACCAGCGTCTATTCAATGCCGGCAAAAAACATCGGCGACCGCTACACCAGCCTTATCGGCCTGACTGAACTGAATTGCGTCCCGGCCCAGGCCCCGCAGCTCAACTATGTCGTCGGCCTGAAGGTCGATGGTATAAACCTGGTTTCCAATTCCTCGTCGGTTGCCCGAGATTATGAAGGTTACCGCTTCCTCTGCGCCGCGCATGCGCCGATCAAGAACATAGGAGCCTTTGGGTTCCAGATCGGTTGTGAATTCAGCGCCGTCGCCTACCTGTCGATCGACAACACCTATTGCGTCGGCACGATGGTGGATAGCGCCTTCATGGCCACCGACCAGCTTGCGGTCAGCAACAGCGGAAATTTCGGTGGCGTGTTCGACACTATCACCAGTACGAACAAACCATGGTTCATGGAAATGCAAGGGGCTGACGGCTTCGATCCGCACAGCAATTTTAACACGGCCGTTTATTCCTTTTTCGATGATAACTCGACTTTTAACACCATTAACGGCGAGGAATTTACGCGGTCGTTTTTCTTCAGCTCTCCAAATGCCACAGTCATCAATGGCCTCCACATGGAGAACTGGACGGCGAGCTGCCCCTTCTATGTCCAGGGCGGCAACATGGCGATCCGCGGCATCACGCTTTCCGAAAATACCGCCAACCAAGCGTTCTGCGGCGTAAACCCAATTCTGACCTTGGACAACATTCTCAACATTGGCGGCAGCAACGGCAGCCCTTCAATCTTGGGACCGATCAGCTGTCAGTACGGCGGCTCTATTCGCATCTACCAATCCCCACCGTTCTCCGGGGATGTTCCACCAGACGGCAACTCCTGCATCTATTGGGATAATTACGGCCGCCCCTTCAGCCAGGCCCTGTCGACGCCGTATTCGATGAACGGCTACCAGCATATGGTCCTGAAGTATTTTGCTGGTGCCGCCACCGTGAACTTGCCCCCGACTGCGTGCGGAACATCATGCATTCCAGTAATTCACAATGGATGGTGTGCAGTCATCGGAAACGCGACCGGGGATGCCGTGACTATCACGGTGGCGACACCAGATGCAGTCCCGATCGTGGGAAGCACCTCGATCACCGGTGGATATGGAAGTCAGGCCTACGTCTTCGAGGGGTCCAATTTCCAGGCCATCGGTGCATGTCCTCCCCAGGCAAATTCGCCATAGCTATGCAACTCAGCTCGCACTTCACGCTCGACGAACTGATGTTCTCGCAAGAGGCGGTCCGGCACGGCATCGACAACACGCCGCCGGTCGAAATCGTCGAGGCACTGAAAAGAACCTGTCAGCAGGCGGAGGCTGTGCGCGCGCTTTTGGGTTCTTCCATGCTGGTGTCAAGCGGGTTTCGCTGCCGGTCACTTAACAGCCTGATCGGTGGCGCTCCAAACAGCGCACACCAGTTCGGCTGGGCGATGGACTTCATCTCGCCGGCATTCGGCAAGCCGATCGACATCTGTCTGAAAGTCGCCGACGCCAAGATCAAACTGGACCAGTGCATCCAGGAAGGAACTTGGGTCCACCTTTCCTTCGCTCCGACCTATCGCATGCAGTTTCTGACGGCTAAATTCGGGCCAAATGGTGCAACATATTCGGATGGCCTGGGGGCGGTATGAGCGTGCAGCAGAACAATCCCGATTACGTTACCACCATCGGGATGGGCGTCCTGGCCTTCGTCGGTGCCGTCTCTAAGGGGAACCAGTGGCGCGACGGCAAGACGGGAAAGATCAGTCTTTCCCTGCTCTTCACCGGTGTTTCCACCGCCCTGCTGCTGACCGCCATCGTGCGGGCCATAGGTATCCACTATGGGATGGAGGTTTGGGCCCAAATCGCCCTCGCAGGCGTTTTCGGATATATCGGCCCAGACCCGATCATCAGCGTAATTTCGAGCCTGGTCCTGAAATGGCTCGGCTTAGGAGATCAATCCAATGGCGGACGTGACGATGGCCCAAAGCAATAGCGCGCCCGCTTTGGGCGGCGGCCCCTTCAAGGACTGGTTCACCCACGAGCGCCGGTACTGGCTCGGCTTGGTCGCGGCGGCTGCCCTGGTCGGATTCGGTATCGGCAACGGCCATACGACCCAGGGGGCGGTCGAGAATATCTCCACCCAGCTAGGCCAGAGGGGTGCGCAACTGCATCAGCTTGAGGCCCATGACATTCCCAAGCTAAAGGCCCAGGTCGGCTGCGAGCATGTGCGGGCCCAGACTGCGATAGCGGTTGCCAGGGACGGCCGCGACGCGCCCGACCTGTCCGATGTTCCAACCTGTCCGCCGATTGCTGCCGTCAAGGACTTGGGCAAGCTGGCGCCGTCCGCTTCCGCACCGAAATAATTCTGCGCATTCTCGCCACATTGCTGCCGCGCCAGCGTTTCCTCTCGTGCACTTCACGGGGGTTTCCATGGCTGCCAACTTTGTGCCGATCGCGCTGACCTTGGGCATCATCCTTCGCGCTATTGGAGACGCCCTTTACGTCCTTGGGTTCTGAGGCCATATTGCGGTCCGAACCGCTGCCGGGGCTGCCGTGCTCGACCTCACCCAATTTCTGACCACATACGCCTATCCGCTGCTGGCCCTGATTCTTGGAGGCTGCGCGATCTTCCTGACCGGCTGGCTGGTCTCGAAGGGAAATCCCTGGCTGCAAGCCCACGCCAAATTTCTCAATGCCCAGTCGATGGAGAAAATCCAAGCGCTCGAGCAGAAGGCAATCGATGCCGGTGTGCAGTTCCTCATGCAGCTGGTTGAGAGCCAGGGCGCCAAGGTGCGCATATCGGTCTCCAATCCAGCCGTAAGGCAGGCGGGGCAGATAGCCCTGGACCATGCAGGTGGTGCGCTGTCCACGGCAGGGGCGTCGCCCGATAGCGTGGCAACAAAGATTTTGGCCCAACTTCCCACCTATGCCATCACCACCGACACAACTGGCGCGGTTGCACATGTCATTCCAGTCGATTCGGCACCCCTTCCCTCCATCGGAGATGCAAAATGAAAATGCTCAAGGTTCTTGCCTTCGGTGCCGTCGTGGCCCTTGGCGGGTGCACCAGCTTCGGGTCCTTCGTTTCTGACCTGGCAATCTCCGCCACCAGTGCAACGCCGACTCAGGCAAAGACCGTCGGTGAGGCCGCAACGCTGGCGACCGCTGCCGAGAAGGCGCTGGACCTTTATGTCACTACCGGCTCGCCGAGCACCGGCGTTTTGAACGAGCTGAATATCCTGGTTCCTGCTGTCCACAATGCACTGGTGAAGGTCGAGGCGGCCAACAAGGCTGGAAATAGCGCGCTGACCGCGGCCGCGCTTGCGACCTTCAACGAGGCGCTGGCCGCATACGAAAGTTATGCAACCCAAAACGGAGTCGTCCATTGAGCGATCAAGCCCAGCCAGCCGCCGAAACGACCCTCGACCAGGTAGCTGATGTTTTCGACCAGGCGCTTCCCGTCGCTGCAGCAATCGCCACCGCCCTGGCTCCAGAGGCTGCCGCCGCCATCGCGATCGGCCTGAAGATCGGACAGGGTGTCGCTGCCGGCGTGCCGGAAGCCGAGGCGCTATGGGCCCAGTTTCAGAGCGGCACGCCGCCCACTCAGGATCAGTTGGATGCGTATGCGGCCAGCGAGCAGACCGCCTATGACCAGCTCATGGCCGACATCAAGGCCAAGCTCGCGGCGCCGGCAGTCTAATCGTCGTTGATGTCGCGGACGCGAGTCCTGTGGCCCTTGCTGCCGAAAGGCCGTGGGGGCCATTTCTTTTTCGGGCGCTCCTTGCGGCCTTCGCCAGCCTGGGCGTCCATCTTGGCCTTCTCGGCCTCTTCCGCTCGGCTTTTCACGACATGGCAGGCGCCGCACAATGTCTGCATGTTCGCGAGCTTGAAGTATTCGATGCGCTGAAGCGGCGCCATGTGGCGCACCTTCCACAGCGGGACGCGGTGGTCGTTGTGCCAGCAGCTCACCCGCCGCAGGAACACGAACTCGCAATATATGACTCCGGTGGGGAATGGCGTGGTGGGCGGCGAGTCGTACCAGCTGCGGCCATCGTCGCTGATCCAGGCCTTCGCGCCGGCCAGGAGCCGGAACTGTCCGCTGCAATCCTCGCCGCATTTGGCACAGACCCCGTGGTCGCGCGCCTCCAGCATGAAGCGCGCATAGCTGGGATCGATGATGGTCTTGAATTCGTCCTCGCAGGCCGAATGCCAAACCTGGCGGCCTTCCTCGTCGACCGGTTTGCCGCACCAGCGGCACTTCCCCTTTTGACGGGGAAGGTGCAGGGAAAGGACGGCGTCGACTGGAGGCTTGCGGATTTCGACTAGCGGTCTTGGTCCAGCCATTCGGCCACCCGCCAGTTCGAGCCGTCACTGCGGACCCTGGCCTTGCGCATGCCGCCGCCAATCGCGATCGCCTTTACCAGCATGGGCAGGCAGTCCGTCACGATTCGCTCTGCACCCTCGCGGCCTTCAGGATTAGGTAGCGCGCCCACCGTACCGGCGCTTTCCATCATCTGCAGCATGTCGTCATCCTGCAGGGCGGCTGGGATCAGCTTGTCGAGTTCTTTTTCAAGACCTTTGCTGCGCGTTAGGGCACCTTGGTCACGGGTTCGAAAATAAGCTCTCTGAGCCTCACGGACGTCACGAGCCTTTTCAACGGCAAGCTTCAATCGCTCGAACTGGCTCATGCCTTGTCCCCTCTCGCCGCCACCAGCGCCACCCTGGCCCGGTTCAATCGGCTCTTCACGGTGCCGATCGCCACGCCCAGCTGGACCGCGCGGGTTTCATACGGTCCCGTCATGGCCAGCGCGTCCTGGTAGTCCTTCGGCAGCTTGGCGATCAGCGGCGCGTCGGCGTCCGTGATCTTGAGGGCGCGCAGCTTTGGCGTGCCCAGTTTCATCCCGGCCCGCATCAGCGCTTCCCCTTCTTTCCGCGGCGCTGCTGCTCGACGAGCACCATGGTCGTGAACCGGCCGCGCAGCATGTCGAGCTCATCCGGCGTCAGGCCCTCGAAGCTGTCGATCACGCCCCGGCCGCGCTTCTTCAGGTCGTCAAGGTCCTTCTCGTCCATGATCCCGGCCTCGGCGGTGTCCAGCCAGTTGCTGGCGCCCATGTAGGCTTCGCTGGGCGGCTGCTCATCATCTTCCGGCTGGGCTTCCGCCACCGGCTCACGGACCGGCTCAGGCTGCTGCTGGGGCTCTTCCTGGGCAGCCTGGGCCGGTTCTGACTGGCGCTTGACCTCTTCGCCCACCGGCGGCGGCTCCGGGCGCCCGTCCGGGCCCTGCGCAGCCTGCTGGGCCGGCTCCTGCCTCTTCTCGATCGCCACACCTTCGATGGCCGCCTTGGGCTCTGGCTGGCGGGCGAAATCGCTCTCCCTGGGCCGCGGCGGGATCATCTGGCCTTCGACCACTGGATTCTTGGCCAAGTCATCCGAAAGATCGAAGTTGTCATCATCACTGGTGACCACCGCCAGCAGCTTTTCGCTGACCGGGACGCTCTTCATGCCGCGCCGCACGACCGTCTTTCGATAGCCTTCCTCCGGAAAGTCCTTCCACATGAGGCTGTCCGGGGCCTTGGATTTCGAACGGGCCTTCTCGATCTGCCCATAATCCATCACCTCGCGGTGTAAGATCGTGCCATCCTCACGCTTATAGATCGCATAGGCGCCGATCTTGTCCCCGCGCGGCTGACCGAGCTTTGCCGGCGTGTGTTCGATCCTAGGGGTGTCGCCCTGCGCCCATAGAAATGCGTCGTTCAAATAGACGACCTGGGCGTCGATCAATATTCCGTCCAGCTCCTTGGCGCGCTTACGAATCCCGTGCGCCATCGGTAGCCATTGAGCGACGTCCTGATAGGTGTCGCGCCCATCTAGGCCCTTCACCTTCGTGTTGTAGACGTTGATGAAGCCTTCGCGCCCATCCGGCATAAGGCCATCCTGGGCGGCCTTTGTGATGGCGGACACGAGAGACCTGGCCGTGGCGCGCAGCAGGGACGGGTTTTGCTTGATGGCCGCCATCGCAACTGCGTGGAACCTGTCCCGCGGAATGTGCGTTGGCAGCATGGCCCCGATTTCGTCAGCCCTGGCCTTCAGTTCGGTCTCGAATTGGTCCCAAACCTCCCGCGGGCTAGTGGCCGGCAGCTGCGCCGCCGGAGCCTGCTGTGGCGCCTGCTGCTGGGTCTGGTCCTTCGGCTTCTCAGCCGTCTTTGCTTTCGTCGTGGCCATTGGGCTCTCCTTCAGGTTCTGATTGTCAGGTCGCGTTCGTACCGGAACTCAACGCCTGGCAGCTCCGGCAGCTTCACCAGCTCGCCGGTAAATCCGGACTGGCGCGCTCGCATGATGTGGAAGGTGGCGCCCTCCAGGGCATCGGCGGTCAGGAACGGGCCCAGCGGGCCGCACACCTTGCGCAGGGCATCTTCGTCCACAATGTAGCGCGTCCAGCGGCGCCCCTGGCTGCCAACCGTACCCAGGTCGCCGCGGGTGCGGGAGAAGTCGGCATCGGTGGAATTCTCGACGCGGCGCTCCATGCGCCCAGCGCGGTTCTCGACCCGGCCAGCATCCTCGTCGGCGCGGCTGGCATCACGGCTGGCATCCTTCAAATCGCCATAGGCCTCGTTGGCATCCTTGCGGGCCGCCGTCAATTCCTTGCGGGCAGCGGCAGCTTCTTCCTTCGCCTTGGCTGCCGCAGATTCAGCCTCTTCACGGGCTTTCCGCGCCACCTCGGCCGCCTCATCGTCCGCCCTGCGCTTGGCGTCCCGTTCCGCGGCCAGCTTGGCCGCCTCGGCATCCGCAGCCTTCCGTTCCTTTTCGCGGCGCTTGCGCTCCTTGGCGCCCAGCCGCTCTTCTAGGACCTGACGCATATTGCCCAACGCCAACCGGACCTGCTCGATCTCCAGCAGCTCTTCGTGGGACAACAGGGTCGAGGCGAAGACCTGGTTGGCCAGCACGCCGATAATGCCGCCAGGGCGCACCAACGCATCCAGCTGCTCGACATCTGCCTGCTCGATTTCGCCCTCTTCTGCGTCGCCCATCTTGTCATGGAACTTGGTCGCCGGCTTCATGTGACCGCGAATCTGCTTGAGCAAATCGGCATTGCGTTCGCGCTCGGCCTTTTCACTGGCCTTCTTTTCGGTCTCGACGCGCTTGGCCTCTTCGGCGGCGCGGGCGGCCCCAGCTTCGGCATCGCGCTTCCGCTGCTCGGCCTCTGCGGCTTCCCGCTTCGCCCGCTCCTCACGCTCGGCAGCCTCCGCGGCCTGCCGTTCCGCTTCGGCGCGCCGGGCATCGGCGGCTTCGGCTTCCTTGCGGGCGGTCTCGGCGCGCTCGCGCTCCTTGCGGGCCTCTTCTTCAGCGGCACGTTGGGCGGCAGCGCGCTTTTCATCCATGAAGGCATCGAGGCGCGGTCGCCACGTCTTTTCCCAGCTCTCGATGGTCTCCTCGGCCGTGCCGAAGAAATTCATCACCACCTTGGCGAGCTTGTCCCATGGCTTCTTCTGCTCGGACCGCTGGCCCTTCCAGGCGGATCGCTCATCCTTCATCTGGCCCAGCAAGTCCTGCAGCTCCTTGGCCACAGTCTCGTCCTTGATCTGGTCCGGGAAGCTCTTCAGCGCGCTTTCAAATTCCGCCAAGCGCGGCTTGATCTTGGGGTATCGGCGCTCCAAGTCCGCCAGCAGGTCCTGCTCGGTTGGCGGCGTCACGGGCGGAATATTGCCGCCAATGCCATGGCGGTTGTCGTCTGTAACGCTCATCGGGAATTCCTTTTCTTGCTGGCTGGCTTGGAACAATGAACCGCCGGGAGAGCGGTTCGGTCAACGGGAGAATGCGGATTCACCTTGGGGTGTGCTGGGTCATAGGCGGAAAGCCACGCCCGGTCTGCCATTTCGAATTCGTACTTCTGGGAGGTGATTGGGCGCCGGCAAAGGCGCGGCCATTCCAGGACCGGATCGGCTGGTTCTCTCCCGACCGTACAGCGCAGGATTTGCTGTCCGGTCTTGACGCCGGTGATCGGGTCAATTTCATCTTCGCGCCAAATAAGGGCCGGAACGAAAACACCTTTTTTATTCAACCTTCGCTCGTAACAGCCCACTTGCGGCTCATCCGGAACGGGCTGGCCTGGGACCAGAAGTTCCTCATTCCACCAGTCTTCTGCTGCGCCGACGGTCGGCGGCACAACCCGTTGCAGCTGTGGTGTGGCGGCGAAGATAGATTCGAATCGGCCGGAGGCACCTAACACTCGCAGGATAGTGTCGACGTGCTCACGCATAATAGGCTGAAGAGCCAAATCGTCCCATTTTACAGACAGGGGAACGTCTCGGCGCAATATCGCCAGGCCCCGGTAAAGCTGCAGGCGCGCCAGCGCGTCTGGCTTCTTCATCTGAACGCGCTGGCTAGGCGAGAAATAACAGGCTGTTTCTCGATCCCTTGCCGCGGCCACCACCTCCTCGACGGTGCCAAACGAGCGCACCAGTTCCTGCGCGGTCTTCAAGCCAATGCCATCTATTCCAGGAATGTTGTCGACATCGTCGCCCGCCAAGGCCTGCACGTCCGGGACCTGTTCCGGTGCCACCCCGAACTTGCCGGATCGCACAGTTTCCACTGTGTGGCGGAGATGCTGGACTGGGTCCAAGACCGTCACCAGATGGTTGACGCACTGCAGCAGGTCCTTGTCGCTGGACACCAGCGTGGTCCGAATTCCCTCCTCAGTGGCCCAGTGCGCAAGCGTCGCCAGCAGGTCATCGGCCTCGAAACCATTAAATTCGACCGGCTGGATTCCCATCGTGGCGCAGATGTTGAAAACATAGGGCATTTGGGCCTCTAGCTCGGCGTCTCTTGCCGGCCGGTTTCCCTTGTAAGCAGCGAAAAGTTCGTGCCGGAAGGTCTTGCCAGGCGCGTCCAAGACCGCGGCGGCATAATCCGGCTGATCATGCTGGGCGGCGCCCAAAAGCCGCCACAGAAGCCGCAGCAGCCCCTCCAGCGCCCAGGTCGGCAACCCATCTTCCCGGAAGCGGTTCGGATTACCCCCGTGGTAGGCCCTGCGGAAAAAGCCGCTCACGTCGATAAGGAGCAGGTGTCTTTGTGTCGGGTGATGGTCTGACATGGCCGGAACCCTTTCCCGGAACCCTTGGGCCGGTCAAGGAGGAAATCTCGAATAATCCGTTGACCGAATTTCCAGCGCGGTGGAAATTCGATTCCGCCATCACAAACCCACCAACAGCAAAGGAATTTAAGCTATGGCAGCAGCAAAGAAGGCAAAGCGCGTCCTGAAGGGCGGCGGAGGCGGTATCAACGGCATCACCGAGGAGGATGTGCGCCAGTATTTCGACCAGGTGCACGAGATTTCCGACGAGATGGAAGAAGCCTCGGCCACCTCCCGCGGTGCCATCAACCGGGTCTATGAAAGGGCCTGCGAGAAACTGGACGTCTCAAAGGACGCCCTGACCTTCCTGTTCAAGGAAGAACGGCGCCAGCGCAAGGCGCAGGCAAAGGCGGCGAAGATGGACAGCCGAGCCCGCGACTCCTTGCAGAAGCTCAGCCAAGCCATGGGCGACACGCCGATTGGCATCTGGGCGAACGAAATGGCCCAGCGCGCCGGCACCGAGTCGGGCACCGAGGCCTGACATGCAGACCCTCTTCTTCGACACGGCCCGCAGGACGGGTTACGCGGCGGGCGACCATCATCGTGTCGAGAAGTTCGGGTTTTTTGAAATGCCACAGACTGGCGACGATGTTGGCGCCTATTTGATTTTTGCCGAGCGCCAGATCGAAACCTTGATCGACCGCCACCACCCGAAAAGCGTCGGATACGAAGCGCCGCTGCTGGTCTCAAAGCGAAAGATCAACGGCAAGTGGGTCAATGTCGACAGTCCTCGAAAACTTATGAAGCTCTATGGGCTGGCCAACGAAGTGGAAAAAGCCTGCATCCGGCACGGCATTCCCTGCGTCTATGCCACCCTGGGTCAAATCCGCACCCACTTTCTTGGCGCTGGCTATCCCAGCGACACTGAGTGCGTGAAGATCGCCACGAAGAACAAGTGCCGAGAACTTGGCCATGACGTGCCGGAAAGTGATGAAGCGGATGCGCTGGCTGGATTGAGCTTTCTGCTTTCCCTCCAGAAGCCTGAGACCGCCATTTCCATCACCCCGCTTTTCCAAAGCAAAGCCAGCCGCAGACGAGGAGATAAATTGCATGTCGGATAGACCGCTGCCGCGCCGCCCGGAGTTTGATGAAATCTGCAACGGGTGGGGATCGGACAGTCGTGCTGATCTCGAAGCGCGCATGGAACTCGTCCTGGAATTCCAGCAGAAGGTCGGCACACTCACATTGGCCGAGGAAAAAATCCTGCGGGCCATGTCTGCTCGCCACGTCGGTTTCAAGATCGCCGCTGGTGAGATGGAGCCAGCGAAGTGAGCCATGGGAAGACGCAACGGATGTCGCGGAAAGGTGCGGCACAAGAACAAAAGGTCGGCGGTCCAGGCCCTAAAGGCGATCGGCAACGCGGGGCTGGATTGCTACCCGTGCCCGCGGTGCCAGGGCTGGCACCTGGGAAATTCCAGGAATCCGGTGAAGTTGCAGGCGCGGATCACCCAGCTGCTCGCCCGCTCATCATCGCCGCCGGCCGCTCCTATCGCCTCCGCAATGGTGAGCGAGTCAAGGTGCTCAACCAGCGAGAGATCGCCACCAAAATCGACGGAAAGCCTGCCCGATATCGCTTCTGGATCGGCATTTTCGACGGCACCCGCCAGAAATGCACCTGGCAACCTGATGGCCGATACTCGCCGGTGGCTGACGGCCCGCTGGACATCGTGGCGCGGGCGTAATGGAAGACCAGCTGGAGATGTTCGCGGCCCCGGCACGCCCTGATCGGCGCGAGGCTGCGAATTTCCATGCTGCCGTGATCTTCCTGAGAAAGAAAAAACAGCCGGTCCATCGCGTGAGCGGGAAGCAAAGCGCGGTCGCTGGACGGATTGTCGATAATCGCACCCTGGTAAAGATGGCCAAGCTGCTGGGATGGAGAAAAGAATGAGCCTGCAGATCGTCTTCACGCCGCCGCCGGACCACATTTACGAGGCCTGCGATGCCCAGTTCAAAATCCGCGGCCGCCGTGGCGTCATCTGGACGGTGGGCGGTCTGCTGCATAATCCGGACCGCATCCAGATCGACCCGGCCCTCCTGGCTCACGAGCAGGTGCACTCCACCCGCCAGCTGGCCGCGGGCGATATCGAGACCTGGTGGACTCTGTACCTGGAAAGCAAGGAATTCCGGTTCGCCGAAGAGCTGCTGGCCCACCAGGAGGAATGGCGCGTGATCCGGGACACGATGTCGTCGCGCCAGCAGCGCCGGCAGGCCCTTGGCTACATTACCAGCCGTTTGTCCGGCTCGCTGTACGGCAACCTGGTCAGCAAGACCGAGGCCAAGCGCCTCATCACCCGCGGGGCCGAATAGGCCATGGCCGGGATCGAGATGGGTAAGAGCGACCAGGTGCGCCAGATCGGCGCCAAGATATGCCGGTTCGCCAACGGCACGCCCTGCTTGTGCATGGAAAGGGGCACCCCACTTTGCTCCAACGTCCGCCAGATGGCGATCGACTGCTGGGAGCTGGCTCACACCACCGAGATGCCGCGCGAGGTTTTTAACGCGCACAATAAGCTGCAAGCGAATCTCGATGGGAAGCCGGTCAAGAAGGTCCGGCCGCGCCGATAAATGGCTCCGTTACTGTTGGGTGTCGCCATCGCCGCGCATCTGCGCGCAGGCGTCGGCACCGTGTTCGTCGAGATCAAGGGCGGCTTGGGCCACGGCAGCCATGTCGGCATCGCGGCAGTTCTTGACGATGATCCGCAGCGCGCCGCGCATGGTCATGGCGCTCTCCGTCACCTTGTCCAGTTCGGTCTGGACATTCTCAAGATCGGCGGCCAGGGCTTCTTTGGTGTCGGGCATGGCGCTCCAAAAATTATTCGTTGATCGTGATAGGGCGCGGCACGCCCACACCGTCCGGAAAGCTCTCCAGCTCACGCTGGCCATGTGCACCGATTCGGCAATAGACCTCGGTTCGGCGCTGCCGGCGCGTAAATAGCCGCCCTCCAATAGCGGTAGGAAAGGCAGCATTTACCACGGTTGCGACGGGTGCTTTTTGTGAGTCGGTCATTCCTCGGTCTCGGCCAGGCGTTTCATGGAAAGACCGAGGGCGCCCCCCAGCTTGCACACGGTTCGAAAGCCAGGGTCCTTAACGTGCCCTGTCTCAATCTGGGAGATCACCGAATTGTTGATTCCGGTGCGCCGCTCCAGCTCGCGCAGGGACCATTTCTTCAGCTCACGGGAAAGCTGGATCAGTTCGCCGAGCTTCAAAGTTTCCTCCAAGGATTGCGCGGAAAATAATATCCGCTTGACAATCCGAGCGTAGGCCGCTCTGAATGCGCGGGTCAAGGGGACAACCCCGAGACATCAAACCCCTCGTGGGGCCTGCGGTGGTCGCGGGTAGCGAGCGGACCAAGGAGACTGAAAATGAAGACTGGTAAATCCATCGTACAGCTGGCCCAGGAAATCGAACGCCAGAACGGCAGCAAGCGGGACTTCATCGTCGATACGAAGGCCCTGCACATGAACCCCACCCAGGGGCTCGACGACGCCAACCACAGCATCGAACTCGAAGTCGGCAACCAGCTGGCCTTCGGCATCAACTCCATCGGGCATCGCCAGATCGGCGAGCATGTCGGGGTTCCGGCCAAGTATTACGACCGGATGCTGCAGCACTCGCCGGCCCTCCTGGCCCATAACGTCAATCACTGGTTCGGCGCCGAGCCGGGCCAGCGCATGGTCCGGACCATGGACGGCAATGCCCGGGCCTTCCTGTCGGACCGCTATCGCCCGCTCGAGAATGTCGACCTGGCGGAAGCGGTGATCCCGATCCTTCACGACCTGAAGATCGAGGTCATCTCGTGCGAAATCACCGAATCGCGCCTCTACCTGAAGGGTGTCGACCAGCGGGTGGTGCGCACGATCAACGCCCGCCGGCAGGTCGATGGCCAGCTGGTCACGGCCGACGACGTCTGCCCGTCCATCTGCATCTCGAATTCCGAGGTGGGCATGGGCGCGCTGTCGATCGAGGTGGGCATGTTCACCCACGCCTGCAAGAACATGATGCTGTTCCGGGAATCCTCGCTCCGGAAGTACCATGTGGGCGGCAAGCACGAAGCCTTCGGCGACCAGCTGCGTGAGCTTATGTCGGACCAGACCCGCAAGGTCACCGACGCAGCCACCTGGCTGCAGGTCCGGGACGTCGTGCGCGGTGCGTTCGATGAGCAGCGCTTCACCGCCAACATCTCCGCCGTCCAGGAGATGACGCAGCAGAGGCTGGTCGGGGACCCGGTCAAGGCGATCGAGCTCACCGCTCGCCGCCTTAACCTGGCGGAGGGCGAGCAGAAGTCCGTCCTGCGCCACCTGATCGAGGGCGGCGACCTGTCCCGCTACGGCGTCTTCAACTCCATCACCCGCGCCGCGGAGGACGTGACGTCTTACGACAGGGCTACAGACCTGGAGCGCGCTGGCGGCATGGTCCTGGCCCTGGCGGCCAACGACTGGAAGGCGATCGCCGAGGCTGCGTAGAGCCCAGACGGCCGGGGCCCGGTCCATCACCCGGGCCCCGGACGCGTGCGCTAGGCACAGTCTTGACCATCACCAGGAGATCACCATGGACTTTCCCTGCATCACAGTGGGCGAACTGAAGGCCAAGCTGGCCGGTATGCCGGACGAGGCCAAAGTCTTCGCCTGGGCCCCCGGCAGCTACATGCCGGTCGCCTGCGCCGTCTTCAGCAAGGATCGGGCGCTGCTCGAGATCAATGTGCCGATCGGGTGCGCGCTTGACCGGTAAACGCGAAGTGCGCGGCTACGAGACGGCAGGCCCCGACGGGACCAAAATCCGCATCTTCGGCGCCCTGCCAACCGACGAGGTGCACACCGGCAGCGAGAGCGGCACCGTCAACGTCACCGCCATGTGGCGCGCGGTCGGGGAAGGCCAGCACGGGCCCAACCCGATCCCGGTCTGCTTCCGCACCGTCCTAATCGACGAGGGCTCCCTGCGCATGCTCCAGAACCAGGACATCGACCAGGTCCACCTGGCGCGCGTCACGGCCGAGCGGGCCGAAAAGCCGGTCCTGACCATCGCGATGCCCGAAGGCACCCACTTCCTGGTCGACGGCATGCACCGGCTGGCCTGGCGCCACGCCCAGGGCCTGCGCAACTTCGCCATGTACGAATTCGCCACCGAGGCGCTCGACCGGTTCCGTGTCCGCTACCGGATCAAGCCGCGCGGGTCATTCTGGCGCGAGCTGAAACCCGGCCAGGTCCTGGAGAAGACCGTCGGCAAATACCCCGTTCTCGACGACTCTGGCCGGCAGATCGGCACGCGGGTCGATCCATCACGCACGAAACCGAAGGAGACCATCACATGAGGGACAAAACACTGCAGGAGCGCGGCGCCGCCCTGATCGAGCGCCTGCAAGAAGCAAAAAATGTTGCGTTCCCATCCTATGACATGGGGCTTCTTTGGAACCCGGACGATTGCGCCGAGGCGATCGAGGTTCTGACCTTGGGTGCTCGGGAAATCGACAATCTGAAGCCGGAGAGCGACATGTTTCGCCGTGCCGTCCTAGCGGCGGCGGTTTTCCAGTGTGGTGGCCCGCTCGCTTACCTCCTGCGGCCAGGCCAGAGCACCGTGATAGATGGACCGCCGGCTGCCGCCAAGCGGATAGCAGAATTGACGGGGGCGCTCGAAGCGGTGATCACAAATTTCACCGTCGCCAGCCGTCCGGACCAAGACCGGCTTGACGCGGCCCGTGCCGTCCTGGCCAAAGGTGCAAAACCATGAGCCGCCCTTCTCCACAGCAGGAACGGCTCGCCCAGGGCATCTGGGGCGACAAGGCGCCACCGAAACGCGGCTATACCCAGTGCTGCGATTGCCCGGCCCATTTCCCCACCAGCGGCCGCAAGAAGCGCTGCTCCCCGTGCTCGGACATCCACGCCGAGACCATGGCGCGCGCCAGGTGCAAGGCGGCGCGGGCATGAGAAAGCCATTACCAGAACGGCTCGAGGCCGCCCGCTACAATCTCGGCTCCCACCGCGGCGACGGTGCCTATGGCGCCTTCCAGCTGCGCGGACCATGTGGTGAGGACCTGCGCATCATCGCCAGCGGCGCCGACCATCCCGACGACGACATTTCCCAAGGCTGGGAGCACGTCTCGGTCTCCAAAGCCCGCAACCCGCCCAACTGGCGGGAGATGTGCTTCGTCAAGAACCTGTTCTGGGGTCCGGAGGAATGCGTGGTGCAGTTTCACCCGCCCGAGGTCGACTATGTGAACAACCACCCGAACGTCCTGCACCTCTGGCGTCACATCACCGTCGAATTCCCGCGACCGCCGGCGATCATGGTTGGCATCAAGGACCTCGGAACCCTTACGAAAGAGCAGGCCCACGCCATCAACAAGGCCCGCGGCCTCTTCACGGCACAGGATTAAATTCCGCACCACGGTTCCCGCTTTTGCAATTTAAGGTCCTGACATGCGCAAAATCTCCTTCTTCCTCACGAAAACCCAGATAATCCAGCGCCAGAAGCGCGTCACGCGCCGCACCGGCTGGGATTTTGCAATCCCCGGAATGCACCTGCAGCCGGTCGAGAAATGCCAGGGCCTCAAGGCCGGTGAACACCAGGTCCTGCTGGGCTGCCCGATCTTGCTGCTGGACGTGCGCCGCGAACCGCTCACGCGCCTGATCGACGATCCGGGCTATGGCGCCATCGAAGCCGAGCTCGAGGGTTTTCCTGGCTGGACCGGCCAGCAGTTTGTGGATTTCATCTGCAAGCAGCCAGGCGTCTACCCGGCGCGGCAGCTCAACAGGCTGGAATTCGACTATGTCGGTTAGGCACCGAGTCACCAATTTCGGCAGCGAGCCGCTGGTCATAGTCCTGGTCGGCAGCACGGTCGAGCGCCACCTGCAACCAGGCGAAGTATTCACCGGTGAGATCGGCCATATCGTTCACGGCACCGGCCGCATCCACTATTCCGTCAGGCCTGCCGAACGCGCAGTCGCACCCGATCCATTTCCAGCCGATGACGACGAATAGCCCGCGCCTGTCCTGCGTCGTGCCGTTCTGCCGCCACACTATCGGCAAGCGCAAAGGTGAGCCGCCGATCGTCCCCGGAGCCGAATGGGTCTGCGGCCAACATTGGCGCCATGTCTCCCGGCACATCAAGCGCCGGCTGACACGGCTGCGTCGGCTGAAGGAGCGGGCGCGCGGTCTCGGCCGGCAATCGGTCTTCGAGCACCTGGTCCGCCAGGGCGCGCTGGTCTGGGCTGAAGCAAAGCGCCAGGCGATCGAGGCCGCGGCCGGCATATCCTGAAACATTGTTGCGCGCTCGCCAGAGGCGCAGGGGCGGGGCTACAGGCCCGTCTCGGTCTCAGCGGCCCGGAGCA